GAATCTCGAACCGTGATAGTCTCGGCCTTCTTAACCTCAACACAATTGCCATTACCCTGGCTGTAGCTAGACTTCTTAAAACATGAAATCATCAGAATCCTCACCAAACGTTCGTAGATTTTCTAAACGGTTCCTCGTTTGGGAACCTTTTGGATACTTAAATATATCTGTCGGTCTAGTGTTGAGTCGTGAACGCCTCCTTAAGAACTTGTCGCAATATGGGCAGCGACCGCGCCAATTAGGTTCGCCATGAAATCCCCATACAGCTTCTGGGCAATTATTAGTTCTATCTCGTCTGGCTTGTTCTAAATCCTCTGGCAGAGTAATTCCAAACTTTAGTTCCCAAGATATACGAGCGAGCATAGCTGCTCGACGTTTAAGTGCCCGCTCTATATCCATGCCTTACTCCTCACTACCAGATGCGGCTAATCTTCTTTCTTCCTTTGTTAGACTTAATGTGGTCGTGGCTGTAATTATTTCAGTTTGGCCAGCTCTCATGGTTGAAATTAAATCTCTTTGCTTTAAAGTTTCTAAAACCCATGCAGTTTCTCTTGCTGAAAGATGCATTTGTCTCATTAAAGTACTTCGCTTAATTCCATTTTGAGATCTAGCAATTTTTGCCATTATTTTTTCTATAAAGCGTTCATTAGTACCCTTACTTACATTGCTGATTATAATTCTGGAATCGGCAATCCACGACTCACCATATTTAGCGGCTCTTATAATATCTATTTTTTCTATAACAACAGAATCACTAATTTGTCTAGATGCTGCTATCAATATGGCACACTTTAATATGGATTTACTTAACCGATCGTTCATTGGGACCATTACGTCTACATCTTCGCTATCCATAGCCTCTTGTAGCATCTTAGTTTCTAGTTCATTGTATCTCTTCCATGCAGACTCAGTCATGGAAACTTCAAATTCAACTTTTTGAGATATAGTTCCACCATTTTGAGATATTGCTATTTGCTGCATTTGATTATAGTGATCATATAGGTTTTGTAACTCATCTAAAAGCATAGTCCGTTCCTCCAAGTCCAACTGAGTAGGTGGACCCATAGGTCTGAGACGTGATAAGTCATTTTCTCCAATAATGAATATAAATCGTGGTATAAATCCAGAGCTTATATGTTCAGTATTAAGGGACAAAGTAATGTTATCGCTAATTCCACCTCCATAAATCGTAAGCCTCGGGTTTCTTACCTCCACAATTCCACTTTTTAGAACGCGTTTTTGCATTTTACAATCGTAAAGTTTAGTAAGTAACTCTGCCATTCCTGAGAGATAATCTTTCTTTGTCATTTGGTCCAGAAGTCCTGAAAATTCATCTCTAAGAAATATACTTGGCCTGCCAGGACGAGTAGACAGTGACGTCAATAATCCTTCAATAGATCCATCAGTTGCTAAAACTATCTCGTCGTCGACATCCATTATTAATTCCATCGCCAAATCCATGGAACTCGTCTTCCTTGTGACTGTGGTCGTTCCTAATATCATCACCCAAATATTTGGAACTATCGATCCAAAACTTGTAGGCAATTTTACGCTACCAGATAGGACTGATGATAGTGCTACAAGAGCGCCAGCTCCATGATATTGCGGAGCTGCATCAGTCATCCGTGTAGCCCAGTCTATATACCTTTCTACAAAAGTTGGCTTACTAGTTTCTACAATTGCTCTTTCTTCGTCTGTCAATAGAATTGTAGGTGTTTGATCAGGTCTAGCAAGTATCTCGTCTGTAAGTTGAATTTTTATTTTAGCCCGAACAACATCTTTCCATAATTGCATGGCCGGGCGACTGTCTCTTTTATACTTGTTACATGCTGCACTCAAAGCAATTATAAATACTTGCTCACTTTCAAATCCATGCTCGTGTAACAGCATTATTAGTCGCCATAAACGTTTACTCCAGTCAGCACCATCCATTGGGGGGTCATTGAATAGAGACCACATTATGTCGGTTACATTTTCCTTGTTTTCTTCTAGAATATCCTCAGCTTTGATTTTATAATTGATAGCAGGTAATGGTAGATCTATTTTAATGTAATCGTCTGTTACGGGATAAATATCGAATCTTAATGGAGAGTATTCGTTTCTATTGACAACTATAGTCTTGACTATTTTTGGTTCGTTGTATTTATAGTTATATGTAAAGGGAACTCTTAGAAGTTTAGTTAAAGCCCAGCCGTTATCTGCGCCATCATCTTTATGCTTATATGAAATTCTTCGAGATAGTTCTTCGATGTCGTCAGGACCATAATCAATTTGATCTAGTACCCAAAATGCTTGGTATTTATCTGGAGATGTCTCTAGAACAATGGATGGCTCAACCAACATTTTTTCTGGGGGGCATCTATCCAAATCTGCCCAAATATTTGTTGTGAAATCAACTGTCTCTTTTACTCTTCTTTTTTCTGACAGCAATTGAGAGCAAAAATAAATATTGCTCCCGTGTACCTCTTCATTGATTCGTCTTGTTACAATACTTAATTCTTCTGGGTAAGAATAGAACTCTTCCGAGAAATTCTTTTCCCCCCGTGCAGATGTAAATGCTATACACAGAGTGCCTTTGGCCTCCCCAAATAGTAAGCGAAAAAAGATCTCCCTTTTACTGTCTGTTTCCCGATCCAGGGTCAGAGCTTCCACAGCACCCCCTTATGTTACTAGTAAGAATGTAATGGTGGGTGACCTGTATAAGTCTAGCAGATAGCGACTGCGCCCAACTAGCCCAGCGCACTAATACAGGTTCTTCAATCCCGCTCCAAATTGGTTTGATCCTCAAAGGTTAAGAATCTTATACTGGCTATCCGAACCCACCATTACATTAAATTTTACTTACCATTAATTACTACTGCCTATGGAAGCATACTGCTCTTTGCGCCATCGGAAGCGACTCCAGGCGCACGGAAGCCACTGATCTCATTCTTGAACACGGAAGTGTTCTCACCAAGATTCTTGAGTTCCTTTTCCTGGAACTTGTCGTGGACCCGACGAACGTTGGCGTCCACTGTCTTGCCTAGAAGAGACTGTCCATTGGGAATCGTTCCCTTCTTAACAAGGTCGCCCATCCCTACTGCCTTAAGGAGCTGAGAGGCAGTGTGAAGCGAGCCATCGAAAAGCATGACATTGGAAAAGAGCACACGCCGCGCGTGGACTCCATCCTGAACCTTGAGTTGCAATCTCCAGTAAGGCTTTCCAAAGTTGCCCTTTTCGTTGTTGGTTACAGTTGCGTCCTCCACCTTAACGATAGCGCAATTGTAGAAACCTGGCGGAAGAGCGTTGAACACCTTAGTCTCGCTTGCAACTTCCTCTGTTGAGAAGTTTACCTTGATGTTTTCAGCGGTCATTTTACTTCACTCCTTGATTCTTTAGATACTTGTAGATTTCCGTCATTGTTGGTTCCTCTATAGCGATAGGCAACTTACCATTACGCGACTTCGCTATAGTAGTATCGGTGCTATCGGTAAGAAGATAGCGCTTCATTTCTCGATCGTCACCAACTCCAAACTCTCTCTTGTATCCGAACCAGACCTCGTCAATTAGGGCCGGCACTTCCTTTTGGAACTTGCCAGTCAATAGTGGCTCGTTATTCACCTTCCCTGTCATCTCGTCACGATAGGAGGAAGAAAGACAAGTGAAAATGGTATGGACTTCCAGGTCACGAAATCCTCTAACCATCCGGCGCATCTGTTCCAAGTTAATCAGATACTCACGCTTGCTTGGAACTTCAATGTCCCGCTCTGGATGCTCCTTGACTACCATTTCCATAATACTTAACATTGAAAATTTTTGGTATTCATTAAGAGAGTCTATTACGATAGTATTATATGGAAATGTACTGTTAGATATTTGATCGTAAATATCACTGTATACATTTACAGACTGTTCCCAGCTCTTGATCCGTACTACGTCCACTTCTGGATAAGAATTCCTTAGCGATTCACTTCCGCCCTCAGCATCTAAGGAAAGCACGGGTGCCATTTCCTTAACAGCCTGTGCCGACCCCCCAAAAACTGTTTTTCCATATCCGCTGGGCCCATAGATCATCATGTTCAGAAACTCACTACGTTCCTGAGCTTTGCTTACTGTTAACCCACCCAAAGATCGAGGGGTTAGAGTTTCATCTGCCATTTGGACTCATCTCTATATGTGTTTTGGATTTCTACAAGGTGGGATGGCTTTATCGTTGTATGATCCTCCACAGTTACCACATATATCCTCATTAGCCTTGCGGATCTCTGATGCAATTGGTAATAGTTTGTTGTGTGGAACAGTCACATTCTTAGCATGGAGATCCTCATCATGAAATCCGCCACCCAAATGACAGAATGGACAACTCATTATTCCCACCTTGGATTATTTAAACTAACAAATGAAATTTCTAGATGGCCACCTAAAGCCTTAGCATAGTTCTGTAATAAAGATAGTTTGGGATCGTGAGTTTCATTTTCTACCTTGTAAACTAGATGCTCATCAACTCCCATTATTCTAGCTATTCCTAATTGACTTATCCCAATAAGATTTCGCCTAGCCGCAAGACTCTCTATTAGGCATTCATGATCTAATACTTCTAGATTGATATCTCTTACTTCTTTGGATGTGGTCACTATTTATAAATCTCCATAGTAAGCATTGAGCATCCAGCGCTGCATGACTAGGTCCATCATATACAAGACTCCCACAGACGCACCCCAGGACTCCGTTAGCCTTATGCCGCGCCTACATGCAGAACAATCTTCGGTGTGGTGAGTTCTGACATACCAGTGTAGCCAAGCCAATAGTTTCTTGTCAGCAGTACGTACTTCCTCAGTTGCATACCCTCTTCGAATACACTTACTGATATTCTTTATATCTTTGGCTATTTTAATTAGATTCATTTTCATATCCTCCGAACCATATGCATATCTCAGCCATACCTTTTTCGGTATCTTGGGTTATTGTACTTCCTATATTTCGATCTTTAAAATAAAAGAATTCTGTAAGGCAATGATCCAAAGAACCTTTAGCAAGTGTAATCCATGTTCCTTTTGGGTCTTTAAATCTTCTATATCGAAACTCATACATTGTTTTTACGACGCGTTGCTCTAGTCGATTTACGTCTGGCTAGCTTCTCTTTCCACGTCAAAACTTTCTTCGGGGGAGCAGGCTTAACAGGTTCCACTACCGGAGTCGGACGCTCTAATTTCTGTAGCTTATACCATTTTTCATTTGGTCTAACTTCCTTGTGGTAAGTATCCTTATTCATAATTACCTCACTTGATATTCATGTGAAAGATGACCAAACATCTCTAACGCTGAATGTGTTCCATTTCTATTGTCTCGACCACAAATATCACACGGCGCGTCTCCTGCGATTCCATCAACTATGCCGGGCGCGTTACAAGTGCATGGAAGTCCTATGCCTTGTAGTGCTTGGCATCCTCTAATATGGTTAGTCATTTCTGTTGCTCTCGGTTGAAGGACCTTCTGCCTGTCGGACGTAGTAATGCTCGCGACGCTCGAAAAGTGTATCTAGCGCGTACTGATAATCACCCTTTGAGTTCTTTTCAACACAAGGAACTATGAAGGCACAGTTTTTGCAGCCAAACCTAGATGGCATAGGATAGATTCTTACTTTAGGATCTATCATATCTAAGGCTTCTTGACCAATGTTAAATTCTGTTTCTTCATCCTGATCTGGAGTCTTGATTACCTGACGTCTAGAGTAGTATACAATACCTTCTTCTCTCAAGTATTGTAAAAAGTCGTCGTAATTCCCTTCTGCCCAGGCGTCTGTATCTTCTCTTGTTATGGTCTTAAGATAAGTCTCGAAATCTACTTCTTGATTTTTTGCAACGCTAAACTTGCAGCCTTTTCTTATATGCATATTTTCTTTTGGCTTCTGTGGGTATCCCTTTCGTTGCTCATGGTAGATAAAGCTTTGAATCTTGATGCCTAATTTACGTAATGCCCACATGTATGAATTGCCAGTTATTGTAATTTGTTTCCCCTGTCGCATTACCCACGATCCATACTTAGTAGACACACACCACACTCTATATGTTCCTTCTAACTTATTACTTATTATAGTTCTAGTGTCTACGATTGGACGACTCTTATTAACATTGAAATTTTTATTATTTCCTATAGATATTCTACTATTTTCCAAGAAGAAGGCTAATCTATACGCTTCTTTGATAGGCCCATCATTTTGGTGAAATACTTGTTGTCTACTTCCTTCTGCTTTCATTCCAGCATCGCAAAAAGCAAATCGTGCCTTGTCCGATAATCCTAATATAAATTGATCTAATCCTTTTGACTTATTGGACCCATCAAGTTTGGCCTTAGTCCATAAGGATCTTATCTCTGGTGAAGAAAATGTAAATATGGTATAAGGATTATGATCCTTACCAAGCTCTGATTGACTTTCAACTGTATGTTTATACAAACCAAGTCTATTTATTAGATTTTCAATTTCATCCGCATACTTATGCCATGATTGTGAAATTTGTGCTTGATGGTAGTTACCGACAGTTCTAATAGATCCATCAGTTAATATCCAACTTATAAAGGCTGCTTCGTCAGGCGTTATATCAAGTGTGCCGTTTATTTCACTATTTGCACTTACATATATTGCACCTCTTTTGCTAGAAATTTCGCTTGTTAGTGGTTCCCAATCCACGATAGTACCATAAGGATTACCTAGAATATCTCTATAAGTAGAAGGCTTTTCTCCAATCCACCTGTGATTTGGAGTTGTAATTGTAACGAACGATCCGTCATTACTACTAAGCTCTATTAAATTTGCATTGTCATAATCATAAATATCTAAGATTGGAGTCCATTTATTGGATTCGGACATAGTATCATATGCAAGTATAATATCTCCAACTTGCAATTGATTTCTAGTTTTCCACCCAGTTGGAGTTAATGCCTCCGTATCCATAGGAACGCAAGCTATCTGCCCATCCAAGTCTAGAAATTCTGTATTTTCCTCTGCCGTTACATTCTTTGCTGTTTTCCAGTCTAAAATGTGAAGGTTCCCGAACTTATCCTGTACAATTAAGTCAATACGCCCAGCATAAACAACAGGCAATCCTTTCCATGGCATATGGCCTTGGCCATTCATGGAAATCTTACCGTTGACTATGCTTATTTCAATGTCTGAATCTGGATCTTTGTTTGCAAATTTTTCATACTTTTCAATGCAAGTATTACACTTGCACCACATAACTTCTTCGCCAGTATCTGGATTCTTAATTGGAACTATGAATGCAATTTCTGCCTTGACTGGAATCCAGTTATCTTCTTTGGGTGCAACCGAAGAAAAGTAGTAGTTTAGCATTCCTTTGCCGAGCTCTACTCTTTCATTATAATCCTGCTCAACTTCATGATCATAGAAAATGTTGGAGGCTAGAGCCTTCGCACGCTGTTCTTCGCAAGAATCTACGAATGCTTTGATGCTAAGATTGGCTTTTACCTCGTCATCCCATTTCCAAGTCTCTGGGTTATAGTACACCTCCATCCCTTTGTGGTACGCTATACCGAATTCAAAAACTTTTAGCGTTGTAGGTGGGTAGAGTGAGTCACGAAAATGCCAGTCCCACCTACGTCTGCACCCTTCAAAAGATTTTCTCTCAGAGTTATGTATTTCATGGAATAATTTACTCTCGATATAGTCATCTACCAACCATTCTTTGGCAGTCTTCATGATCTAAAGTGCCTTAATATAAGAAGTTGTTACTCCATGAAATAGAAGATCTAAATCATCCTTAGGGTTACGCGGATCAGTTTTGATGATCCAGCCATTGTCTTTGAGCCACTTAACCCACTGATATAGCTGCTCTAATGGTCCTTCTCCATGACCTAAAACGGCTAGACAATCGTGCTTGTGGTAAGCATCTTCTGGAACCCAAATATTATCTTTGTAGTCGTAATCAATGTAAGCATTGTCTTTGGAAATGCCCACACAATCACGGCCGAATCCACACTCTCCATTCGTTTCTAAATGAGCACCACCCTCTGCTGCCCATTCTACCATAAAAGCAACTTTTTCTGCATCCATTATTTTTCCTCTACTTTATATGATCTTGTATATTGGGGTCATTTACTATTACATCTTCAATTCTTTTTTCAGAATATGCCTTTTCAATTCTTGTTAAACTATAAAGTGCATCGCCAAAATTTTCATGCAATCGCATATCGTATCCGTTCATCATTAAGTGCTTAACAGCGTCTTCCAATGCGGAACGAACGGTAGCAAAATCTTCCATGATTGATTGTCTACCCATTATATGGATTCCAAGGTATAACTTCCCTATCCTTTGGTGGATCTCCACGCCTTAGTGTAGCTCTTAATGCCGCATTTCTATTAGCCTCGTACGCTTTAGTGAATTCCTCCCACCATTGTTGAAACTTGGGGCTGTTCCACGCAGCTAATTCCCTTGCATGCCTATAAATATATCTCCGTTCCTCTATTCTCTCACGTTCTCTACGCCTATGCCTTAGCTTCATTACTCAGCACTCCGTAGTTTCCGAGAGTAACTCTAGTTATAGATAATAGGAGCGTTCACCCAGTCCCCGGCGAAACGGAACTTAGCCATCCAGCCTTTGACAGACCCATTACTTGGAGGTGTAATGTATTGAACAGTATAATATCCATAGTTGGGACCTGGACTTTGAGCGTAATATTGATTCCAAACACCAGAACCAGGAACTGCCCAATAGAGGCGCATCTCATCCATACGATGGCAAATGTGCGGCCCGTCAGACCAACAATATGATCCAGAAGCGTAAACCGTTCGAGATAGATCGTCCGGGTGCCACGCCACCGCTTGTGCGACAGTAATATCTACACCATCATCGTATGCATTGTGGTAGGTAATGGACTTCCAATCGCTATAGCAACCAGGTACTCCACTACAAATATCAGCATTAGCACTTGGAGCCATAACAAACCCAATACCGACGATCAGTAGAACTGTCGTTAGATAAATTCGAAACTTGTTCATTAGTTCCCTTCCTTAGATAAAATTATCCATCAAAATTTTTGGGGGTCCACTGTGTATCATCCTGAATTTCTGGCCAGGGATCGAAACCATCGACAATCCACTTTGCTACAGTTATTACATCTAAAGTATCGGCCACAGCACTATGATTTACTGAAAGTGGACCATAAGCTCCTTGGCCGTAAATAACTTTACGAGCAGTTAGTAACGCATCAGCTCGGATCTTTCGGTCGGCTTCGCTGCTATTGATTTCTACACTGTTAAGATCCATTTTTCAAATTTCCTTGTCAGTTTGTTCTGTTCCCTGTGGGGTCTTTGGTGCCAACAAGAAGGTCCATTCTTTCGGTGAATGTTCCCAACCTTTAGGTCTCATCTCTTTGGAAATTTCTGGTGGTAGTAGATTCGCTCCCATAAAAGATGCCCAACTATCTATGGATGCATACGCTTCTGTAGGGTGTCCGCAACTAGCACAGACATACCATCCAAAATTCCTGCCTCTAGTCCAGCCCTCTCTTTTAACACAATGGCAGAATACAGTAGCTTTCTTGATTACTGCTGCAACTGTAGGGTCAACTACTGTATTAGTTCTTGTTTTCCATGGTGCATACCTAGCGTCAATGACAAACTCTTTAGCCTCCAATTCGTCATCAAAGTCCAGGATAACGTAAACGCTCATTCACTTTCACCACACTTATCACATTTCGTGTACAGCCAGTAATCACAGTCCATATTCTCGTCACCAAAGTCGGCATGGACTAACCCATCACATCCCTCTTGTTTACAATCCTTGGGATAACCTTGGCTTCCACACCAGCTAATATAGCATCCATTATTGCCAACTTCGTGTTCATAATTCATCGATGGGTCTGGAGAAATAGTCAGTCCCACTAGTCCCACGTTGCTTCCTCGGCTTCCCAATTTGAAAGAGTTGCTTTTTCATCTAAGTTAAACTTTTTGCAATCACATTCATCACAATGTCTGTATGTCTTACTTCCTGCGAAGTGACCACAGGCACAAATGTCATCATCTTCTGGAAGATATCTAGCTTGGTACAGTCCCATCCAAATCACCTTCTATTACATGGGCAAACTTTACGCGAGTTTTGTTAGTTTCTGGATTGTATTCTGCTTCAATTGCAATGACCATAGAGTTATAGGTAGTTGGACCTCTTACTTCACCCACTAGACTCTCATGGTTTCCTCTGTATGTAGCAAATCCTTAACCATTAGTTTTCCCATGGCTCGTTCAAATTATCGTTGTGTACCCAATCAATTTCGTCTCTAAGCTCTTGCAATCCCTTGACGTCACCTTCTGGGCTAGCCATGAGCGCAGGATCGGCCGTCAGAAGCTCTCTAGGCAGCGGTGCAGGTGTAGGCACGTCGTGATCCGACAACCACCAGATTGCATGACTAAGCAAAAGTGTTTCATCGAAGCGAGGAATAGTAAGCATTGCATTGCGAAGCTCTACTAAACCTTCTCTTACAACTTCTCTTCTATCTATTCCATGATCAGAATGATCTGGAAGTTCCTCCACATAACTCGGTGTTAATGCGGAATCTTCTTCGTCCACTTTAGAAATAGGCCCATAATAAACAGTTCGAACATAAACACCTGTGCCGTCTGCTTGCTCCGTAGCCTCTTTCAGACTCTCTGTCCAATTGCCCATACCAAAATATAGTTGTACTATTTCTCCTCGTGGTTCGGTTTCAACCTTGAATGGTTTAGATTGATTAGGCATTTTATTTTTCCTTTTGATTATTCTTGCCAAGTTTGAGCATAGGAACCCTCATCATAAAGGGCTAATGCGATAACTGAATATACTGCTCTGTCTAAAATTGTATCCCGCTTAGATTCGTTATTAACTATTCTCTTATCTTCCACACCCAAGACACGTAAGCGTGATTGCTTAGTGGCAACGAGTGTTTCTACAGAATAGCCAGGCGTCAATCCAAGTTGATATGCTGAATCATAAAAGTTTTGAAAAATGTGCCCATCACCAGCATAATCGGCACGTTTCTTTCGATTAGTCCTAACCATTTCCATTACTACTGCCTCGAACTGGTCGTTAGGGTCTAAAGTAATGTCCATTAAGTCTCCTATATTGGCTGTACTGCTGTAACTTTTGCATTTGATCCACAACCCGAGCAGAGGACTCTTCTATTGGGGTCTATCATATCGCTACGATGTTTGTGACATGCGTATCCAAATTTTCCTGGACCTGCCGGACACCCACCTAGCATCCTACCTTCTGTGGGGCATGTGAAATATACAATCCACTTTGCTTTTTCTTGACACGGCTTATGCTTACGTCTTATCCAACCAGAATTATCCGTGACATTACAGATCGGGGTTATTTCATCCTCTAGAGATGGATCTACATCAATCGTTGGTAAAACTCTAGTATTAGTCATCTTAGATCCAATAACTCATTACGTGCATTATCTATTGCCAATGCACATTCTTCTGATTTCCACATAAAACCTTCTGACCATGCCCACGGAGATTCTTGATTTCCAACTTCTGCTAAATCAATTAGTATTTTGAGAGTTTCTGTACTTATCATTTTACCCAGCCTTAGGAACCATCACTACACCATCGTCGGTGTCAGTCTCCATGCCAGGCTCAGGAGCAATGCCGTACCATCCATCACGGGCTTTGGTGGCCTCATCAAAGGCGTCTAGGCAGTCGCCAAGATAGTTAGCTAAAACAAAATCAGGGGTATTGGAACCGGCTTCCTTATTCTTCTCATTGATCAAATCGGAAAGGGCATCACGGAACGCACTCATTATTTGTCTCCTAATGTAGGGTCACCAAGCATACTGCGGATATTTTCCCACTTAAGTTCGAGTTGCTGCTTTCTTCCAGCATCTCTAGTACCACGAGCTTGAATATCAATGACTCTAGTTGTATTCTTTTGGCCCGGACGATCTAGTCTTTCTTCTGCTTGCTTGTTCTTAATTGTTCTCCAAGATCTGTCTAAGAAAATCATGGTATCACATGTTAATTGTAGCTCATCAATTCCCTCAGCCGCAGCTTCAATTACTCCAATGAATACTTGGAAATCTCCATTATTGAAACGCTTCACCATTCCGTCTCTTTGAGACTGTGGTGTATCTCCACTTAGGACCTCAGAAGTAATATGCTGTTTTGCAAATTCTTCCTGAGCTAAGTAACACACTTTCTTAGAAGAACTAAATACAACTAATGGTTGAGAAGCATGATCCTTGATAAAGTCAATACATGCTTCGATCTTACTTGATGGAGCCTTTAGCTTGATTGCTTGAATTGGTACTCTATGCTTCTCAACCAGTCCAGTAATAGGGTTAATAATAGGAGTCTCTGGTTCACTTATTCTCTTACCATTTTGGTCATGCTCACGCTCATAGTATGGAGTCCATACCAACTTGGTATAGAACTCTGGAGTAGCCAATGCCATTTGATTAAGCCTGGTTAGCTGAGCAATAACTACTTGAGCTACAAGTGGCTCGTTCTGATTCTCCCCAATCCATGCAATCATGCTAGCTTCCATCTGATCATAGAAGTTTCTCTGTGTCGGCGAAAGATCTACCATGATAGGATCGTCGTACGTCTTGTCAGGCAGCCAGTTCATAATCCCATTAAGATGGTTCGAACAGCACTGTTCTCTCTTGAGATGCCGCACTCTCCAAGGATCACGAATGTCGTTCAGTATATCTATATTTTTAGTTCCAACAACTGTGGTATAATAAGTCTGTCTTTTCTCACTCCATACTTCCTCTTCCTCACAAAAGCGCTTACGAAAGCTCCAGTAGGAAGTAAAGTACTCAGGCCATAACCATTCATATATACTCCATAGCCTATCCGGGTATTCTCCAGTCATGGTCCCAGACATTGCAAGCTTATGATTCGTCTTTAGCCTCTTTACAGCTTGCGTCCTCTTGATTCGCCAATTGCTAAGTCTGTGTGCTTCATCGCATATAATTACTTCAAATTCAATTTTCTGTAATTTTGGCATCAATGGAACGGCTTCGTAATGCATAAGGAATACGTCACCTTGACGCTTTTGAATCTTCTTTAGGAATTCGTTCCTAGTCTCAGCATTCTTACGATCAATAGTAATCAAGTCCACACCAGGAGCCTGTATAGCGTACTTACTGCGCCATGTATCAAACGTATTAATTGGTGCTATAACAAGAGTAGGCTTCTCTCCCAATGGATTCCACAATTCTTCAAGAGCTATAGCTTCGAGCGTCTTGCCACTGCCCATCTCTGATTCTATACTTGCACTTTTTTGTCTATAGAGTTTCTTGATATCGTTCTCTTGATAAGGATATAAGTCTAACATTTCACCTCATTTCTAAACTATGGATTGTGTTGGTTATTTTAGTGCCAATTCACTGATTTAGCTCGGCTCCACCAGGTCTTAATTCTGCTTCTGCGTTGCGCTTCAATGTGTTTATAAGTTCCTCTGCTCTCCGATCATGACCTTCAAATCCCTCATAAATCTTTTTCTCTCCGGTGTGATCCTTAGCAGGTGGAACGGTTCCATCCTTATTTACTTGAACGATCCAGAAAGTATCGAACCACTTACATCTTGAATTAACACAGTAGATGTAGTGTAATGTGGAACCTTTTGGTCCAGTGTCGTCTTTCCTATCCTCTCCAGGAGTGTCGCATTTGGGACACCTTGATGCGTTCTCAAAAGTCGGTCTAGTCTCAGTCATTGCTAACTCCATCCGCCAATAATTCTGTATTTTTGGGCACAATAGCCTTCTCTAATAAACTGACTCTCTTAGTTAAGTCTACAAGCTGGGCCTGTAACATTGCATCAGCACCCTTTCTTCCTAACTGTGCCTTAGATGCATCATTAGGATTTGCTAACCTAAACAATTCTTCGGTGGGTGCCTTTATAAGTTCCCAATGACTAGGGTTTCGTCCACCGCCCCGTTGAATTTGTCTAATGCATCCCATTTCCTTGAGAGCCTTAGTTCCAAATGTATAATAGGGGCTGCTTAAAGAGAGCTCTTGAATAAGATACGTCAAAAATCCAACGTACACGATCATGGAACCATCTTTGTGCTGTTCCTCGTGTGCACGTTCCATCATCTTGTCGTATATGGCCCTGCAATGTATATAGAGCGCAGGAGGCGCTGCCTTAGTTGTATTGCTCATGTACTAGCCTTCCTAAGTTAGTAAAGCCCGCCGTACAGTCTGCCAACCATGCAGTGGGCTTTACATTGTAGAAGGCAGCAGGGAAAAGCGGCTGCAACAAGTATTAATTATAACGTTCGGGCGGCTGGTTATCCACGTTACAACCATACCCGGAGCCTAAACCATCCTTGCAAATGGCCAACCTCATTTAGTCGCACCTAAATGTTAGGTTTATCTTTCCCCTACTACCCTCTTACATGAATTCCCCTACCCTCTTTTGGAGAAGAGGGTCCTGAAAAGGGAACCCATTCTTCTACTGTACCGGAATAGGACAGCACAGTAGAAGCTTTAAATTTCCAAATACTGTAAAGTAACACCAATTCGATCCAAAATTTTTCTAAGAGAATTGTTTAGATCGATTATTCCACTTACAAATTCAGAACTAGGATCTGTTGGAACGGAAGGAGCTTTCTCAGACATTTCCGTTACATTCTTAGCCAAACTTACATGCTCTAATCTTTTTTCAAGAATAGCTAATTCCCCACTTATTGATGCCGCAATAGTACGTGTCGTTTCCAACGCCATTACAGCTTTAGCTGGGGGAGTATCACTTTTCGATTCCGACTTAACTAAATTAAAATCTGACATTACCTATCATCCTTTTTACTAGTCCATCCAGCACCACGGGCGTAATCCGACTTGAAGTGCGGAAACATGCAGCCTCCGCACAATAATTGCAATCCTCTAAATGGAAATCCATGCTTTATTCTTGTACCGCACTTACTACAACTTTGCCATCTCATATATTCACCTATTGTTTGTTTGGTTATAAAGTCGGGGCATCTGGAATTGGACCAGCTTGGCGTGTGTATAAGACACGCTCGGAAAACCATTCCGACCTACCCCGTTAAGCCCGAAATACAACTTATACCTCGGGCCTTTTACCCTATTCAATTGTATGATTACCTACAGTTCCCCTTGTGGGGGTGAGTGCGCTGTCAGCAACCTATTAGCTCCCTCTAGAGCTAACGTCCAATTTTATAACTTGGGCATGTTAATTGGTGGGATTGAACCTTCAAAGCCACTTGTCATTGTAACTACAGGCTCCAGACCTGTACCTTTACAATGACTACATGTCTCTTCATCTTGGAAATCCACAAGTCTTTTCCAGCTATACCCTGCGCCTTCACAGCTAATACAAGGTATGCTTCTACTATTGTCACTCACAATTACCGCCCGCCGGTCGATCGCTTGCCTATATAATCTCACAATGGCTCCCGGCCTGGCAAGTGGACAAACCGGACATGCTGAATGAAGATCATCTTGATTCTTTGTTTAAAATTTATCACATTGGAGAATTACAAAGACCCCACAGGGAGGGGTACAGGTAAACCAAGCAAAGAATTCGTTAAAATGCAAATTGGTTACATGCTGCGGTCCGCTCTCAGAGTGTGCTATTGCGAGCCACAATATCCTCCGTGCTGCCTTGTCATGGATAGGCTCATCGCTATCTAGTTTAACCATGGCCGCTTAGGTTCGGGTCCGTAAATCTTGGACTCTTTAGCTAGTCTAAGCTGCTCGAAATCCCACTCAACTATGGCAGCGACACGCCGCTTGTTAAGCAATGCGAGAGGTCTAATGGATAGTAACATTAATGGAATCCCGATAATTGCCAAGACGATTGTAAGCGTTAATAATAGCCCTATCACTGTACCAGGTATAGCTAAAAACGTATAGAGTACAAACTTCCTAAGGAACCTACGTCTTGCCTTTTCTGAGTATGGGTTTTCCATCCGGATTGATCTCTATTCCCTTTATTACCATCCCTACGATTAGAAATAACATATCTGGGATGGTAACAAAGTGCCAGTATGCATAAAGAATCATGGCAACAACTACATACATTACCTATCCATGTCTTCCTGTCGGGAAGCTAGATAATCATCCTCGTCTACTGAACTATAGAACTCTCCATAGCTCTCTTCTGGCTCGTCATCAACATCAAAGACTGAGTTTTGGCATTCTTGGCACATTCCACTGATTCTATATTCCACAGCAGAAAGGTGGTCTCTAAACAGGAACCAATTTCCCTCCCAAGTATGTTTGCCATCAGGAGTAGTGGGATTTACGTATCCCTCAAAACCACAGGTTGGGCATTTCTCAGAATAGAATTTATTGGACCCTGCCGGTACAGCAAATTCTGCTAGCTTTGGATCCAGCCTTACCACACTTAAAGGCGTCGCTTCAACACCAACTAAAGGTGTTGCTTCACTCATCCCAATCATCCTCTGTGGCCTCCAGATCGTCAATCTGATTGATAATATCAGTAATGCTAGAGTTGATACCATCGACTGTCGCAGTGGGATCGTTTAGATCGTTCAAAAGAACGGCAATGTCTGATCTAACATCAATTAACTTCGATTTTAATTCAATTCTATTCATCGTGGATCATTCCTTCTAGTGATAACGGTAGAGGTCTTGCCCGTTCTAAACCCATGCTCTGCCGCATAGGCTTCTTTTTCTTTGCGATCTAAGTGCCCAAAATGCCAGACACACAAACCAAATACGTTACAAGCGCACTGCATAACTAGCCTCTCGTTCTAGGATCGATGCCTATTGATTCGTCTAGACTTCCTTGCAATCTTATTCTTAGCACGGCGCCGCTCTAGATTATTCATTTTGTGGTCGTCATCGTGGACGCTGCCTTCATACAAGCGCGCCGTAGGCCGAGTCTTAGCCCACGATGCAAGCATGCCAAAGCTCTGACGGATGAGATGTTTCTTCTGGTCATCCTCATCAGGGTCGAATTCTCTTGTGTCAACCCTTGGTTGTGGATCCGTGGGTCGCAAATAATCTTTCTCCATGCCACCTCTCCTATAAATCTAATCTAGCATCGATACGAGCATCTAAATCTAATTCGTAGTTCCAGATCTGGCCACCCTCAAATAGTACTACATAGGGATGATCAAGTACTGGAGGAAGAATCCAACGAAAAAACATTTCATTATATTGCATATGCTCTTCGGCTTCCATGAGCATGTCAGTGTCGTCAGGTAAATCTTTAGTCTTTTCTCTAAATTCCCCCAGCTTCATCTAATGTTCCTATTCAATAGGAGTTAATTTGTAAACTTGGCCGTTCTCATCTTCCACTAAAACAACACCACTCTTGGATTCATAAGCCTTGACATAGAGTGTATCTAGTGTGGACCCATCGGTTCCTAAATTGCCACTACGCCAAACCCAAGCCTGACCTTGAAGCTCGACCTTCAAACGCTTCTGAGCGTCAGCTTTGTTTCCAGTCCTAATGTTATTGATAGCATTGCGGACCTTGTCACTTGGCGATCCTACAGCTTCTGATATTTCTGCAATGTGTAAGACCTGGTTTGGATGCTTATCGAAGTAAGCTAGAACTAATGCTTGTACTCCGGCCACTCTTACAGTTCTAGCTGTTACATCTTCCTGTGGGGCATTTGGTTGTGTCATGTTTCCATCCTTTTAATTAGTTTTGATCTTACATATTTGTATTTGGGTTTAACCTTTTCCCAGTTATAGTGTAGCGATAGACCTCTTGTATACCTGTATCTTTAGACCAATGGACAGGAACCTCGAAATCCTTTCCAGCCTTTAGATACTCATGCATCACATCTAAATGCCAAATCTCGGTCCAGCGCGTTTCACCTGGACGTCTAACCATTACACCACTCATGGCTTCATTCCTTCTCCTTTTAATTAATTTAAACTGTTATGTATTTTACTGTTAAAACAAGAATGGACATCGACCTTCCTCCATAGTCGGTGCCCAAACTTGAATTTGCAGTTATACTAGTTCTAAGGTGCGCTCTCTAACCTTGCTACCGTTACGAGCAGAGGCGTAAAGAGCTTCGATCTTCTGCATGATAAAAGTACGCTCCAGCTCATCCGACGTTAGGTTATAAGCGTCGTACAAAGCCTCAGCTTCTATCTGGATGTTACCATCTATAGTCATCTTCAACACCTCCGACTCCCTTCGGTTTAGTGACTTGGTTACTGGTTTTTCTTTGCCCTGTGGGGCGGTTGGTTTAACCTTTAGCGAGTGCGACCCAAAGTTAAAAGCTTTAGACTTTGTTACGGCCAGCGTTACCGCTTTTTGTACCTAGAGCTACGTATCGGGGGATCCGTGCAAAGGTGCCGCACCCAAATGCTGTTTAGTTATATCTAACTTTTATAGCTACTTACGACTTGCGGACCCCAACCTTACCACCCACAGTCTCGACACTGAGACCATCCTCGGCAAACTTACCCGACTCCAACTTAGCCTTGACAGCTGACGGAGTGGACGTCTTACCGTCATACTCATCAGACGTGGCCTCGCCAATAGCCTTGTAATCCAGGAACTCCCCACTAGCAACGTTAGCAAACACCTGAACGATGTGGTTACCCACGTTGTGACGAACACTGCCAGGCTCACGCGGCTTACGAGCCGCACGAATCTCCAGCAACTTAGTAACAGCGGCCTGAACCTTTTCATCCGGACTAGTAACTGCTGCCACAATGCGCTCTTCCAAAGCATCCTGTCCCTCGGAAAGCTGCGCACTAACAATTCTCAATGCAGCAATTCGATTGACAAGCTCGACCGTAGGATCAGCCGTCTCAGTAGAAGTAGACGGGGTAAGACTTGCAAAGTACTTCTTAACCTTTGAAAGCGAACGAGCCGCTTCGTAGTTATCGTTCTCAACCTCCGCCATAAGCTTCGTACGAATACCAGTACTAGCCTGCATCTTTCCCTTGCGAGAAAGAACATCGTACTCGGCCTTAACGGTAGAATAATCCGGAGTCTCCTTATCAAGCGCGTCAATAGCGCTCCAGAATCCAGTTAGATCTACAGTCTCGGCTTCGGCCTCTACTGGCGTACCGGCGATGTCCTCTACCTCTGAATCGGCCAGCGCGGCCTCATCTGACGCCGTCGCGGTGTCAACCTCATCCGGCTCAGCGACTGCGGTGTTTCCCTGATCTCTTCGTGCCATGGTGTGATTCTCCTAATTTTCTCGATTTGTGTTGGCCGCCTCTCGGCCTTCCATAGAGAAACTGTACTCCTGTCGGGCCGCAATGGCAATGGCGTATCTGAAAAAAGTTTGACCTCTTCTCAGATGGAAGCTAGTTGATCTCTAGCCTCAGACTTGCTTGGATTCTAGTTTTAGCGGTTTATAAGTCTGTATGTATACTTCATGGAACGTGATTCCCGTAAGTAAACTAATTGCTTGCACCCAAGCTGATACTAAACCTTGCTCAAATAGAGTTGTAGCAGGGTAGTGTCTTTGTATACGCTTTGTTAGTTCTTCCACAGTAGTATCTACTTTTTGGGCAGTTTCTATTAATACATTTATTGCACCAAGATTTGACATAACTTCCTTTCTATTTAAGTTTCTATTTAAAACCTTGCTGAATAATAACTATAGGAAAGACCCACATACCGTATGTTTAGTCACACAATATATGGGCCAACCTACAGCAATTATTACGGAAGCGGAGGGCCCGTACTAACCTGACCTGGAGTTGTCGGGCACAGTACTTGAGGACATCCTGCAGTTCTCACGGGCACAGTAATCTCGTTAGACATCCTAGGCATAGCCGGAGCTAACTTAACTACCTTCACCATTGGGTGCTTGACCTGGCTATGACTGTGAATTGAAGTGGCACTAGCAACACCACCAACAATTCCGACCGCCAAAAACGCACCAACTACGATGGACTTAGTAATCATTTATTTCACCTCCTTTTTCTCATATAGTGGTCTGCCACAAATAATGTCTGGAGTGTTGGTACCTACTACATCAGTTCCTATAATGACCTGGCAATAGTTAGGTAACCAGTCTCTATCAGGCTTTTGCTCACCATGTACTAAACATAAATGAATTGTAGTTATCATGCATACCGCCTAAAGCCTGACGTACCTGCATCTTGATTTCTCCACTCGCTAGTGGATACCGTGCGCTGCATTATTTTGAAATTCTTATCGTCTTCATTCCAGGCTATACCAATTGGTACTCCATCTGGAATGAATATCTCCCGCAAAACTTCCAAGTCTTTAGTTGGCTTGCCTATTTGTTTCCAATGATCCGGATCATGGTCGTCACTAAAACGCCACCATACTGAGTACTCTATATATTTACCCATTTACTTCTTACGATTCTGTGATCCTGGCTTTATGGCGTGTAACCCTTCATTCGGCCTGTCAGTAGGCATTTGATCCTGCCTAATCCCAAGTCTAGTTGATACGGGATGTGTTCCTTTTGCCCCAACAGGATTGCCTGTAGACTTTGTAGTGGACTTCTTACTGTGTCTAGCCATTACGCTGCCGCCAAAACCTTTTCGAGAATTTCTAGAGTGAGTTTGTCGGATTTCTCGATCTTACCACTCGCGGCATCAAGCACATTTCTCTCGTAACGAATGGTCCCCTTGTTAGTGGGTGCCACCTGCTGCAAGTAGGTATTCGTCAACTGTAGCACACCAAAAGCCGTTCCTGCCCACGGGCTGACACGATCGTCACTAAGCCACATGCTCATGAGCTTGTCTTGCTTATTCTCAGCAAGAGTCTTAGCTCTGCCATCCTCGGCGTCGGGCGCCATGGGATCTAATCCTTTTGAGTTTTCAGCCATACGGTACTCAGTCAAGAATTGCTTGAACTGCAATCCAGTAACCTTAGTCTCGCAAAGACGATTGAATTCCTCTGAAACCTCGTCCGCAATGAATTCCAGTTCAAGCTTGGCTCTCATAGCGTCGAGTTTGTCGAGAGAATTACGAGTGTGCTTGACTCTAGCTTCCGGGCCCTTTTCAGATAAGCCAGCCTTCATAGTGTTGTCACACACCATGTTGGTTACGACTCGCTTAGGAATGGTTGCCAGTGATCCGTCCATACTAGAGACGATAAGCAAAGACGGTCTAATTTCTAGGCCATGCTTTGTCGTCACAGTATCCGGCACCTCGAATTGCACTGCCGCAACAGCACCATTCTTTAAGGTAACTACGTTGGCAATACCCAAGTCACTAGTTGAAGTATCCAGCAACTTACTAGCCAATCCGATTAACCACTCTTGATACTGATGCACCACGTAGCCATCCTTGAATACGCCTAGGATGTGCTGTGTATCTGGGCGCACAATAACCTGTCGTGAAGAGTCCGTCAAAGTAACCTCGTTACCATCGGCGTCCTCATACACTGCAGTCACAGGAACTGAAATAGCTTCAACATTAAAAGCCGGCAGTCGACGAATTACGTCGTCCAATGGAACAGGTCCATTGTAATGCATAGGCTCTCCGTTATCGTCAACAGAATCCAGCCCTCTAGATGACCACCACGCACTGCCGCGCTTGTTTGCAAATCCAATCAGACAGTTATTGTGGAGCCATGCTACAGTCTCTTGGCTCATAGCTTCTTACCTCCTTTACTTATATTTCTTTGCACAGCTTAATTGCTGCAACGTGAGCTAGTTAAGTTTGATCCTAACTAGCCCGTCACCTTTTGGCGAATTTTATAAATGCTCCTCGATTTCAAGTGCGATTTGATTAAATGAGGCTCCATTGTCGTTCATATCTGCCAAAGTAGTTCCACTGCCATCCATGGTTGACACACTCGGGTTATCACTGCCCAATCCTGCCCATTCGATAACACTTTCTGGCAGATTAAATCTAACTCCATCGTAAGCTAAAACATCATCTCCAACAACTGTGGAGTATTCCACCGTAACGTCGATAGGAACTCTATTGTTTACTGCAAGCTGGCAAAGCACTCCTAGACAGCAATACTTTCTATCCACACCTGCTGTTGCTAGCACTAGCACTCTATGCCCTTGCTCGTATTCACCAGACCTTAGTGCATCTATCCAAAGTCTTTTAATAGCTTGCTTCACTGTTCACCTTCTTTCTCTTAGTTTTTATTTAAATAGTTACGCGGGGGTAGGGAGATTCGAACTCCCGACCTAGACTTTAGAAGAGTCTCGCTCTAATCCGCTGAGCTATACCCCCGTACTACTAAACCGTCTCTGGTAAAATTAATTGCTTAAGATGTTCACGATGTACGTGTTGCCTAATACCTAAGTGCGTCGGGCTAACCTTAATTACTCCACATTCACACTTACCTGAGAACATTAAATTACCAATGTATCCAATGGTTACTTCATGCCCATCAACTGTAATGAAAACATCGTTTGAATTTATGTCTTTCTTTGCTCTTGCCATTCACCCTCCCTTTCCAACCTTAATACAATCTGGGCAAGTTCCATTAGGAACGGCATTCCTGTAGTATCTTTTCAAAGATCGTGTACGAGTCCACAAGATACCACACGACTTACAAACCCAAACCATTTTAAATATCCTCCAAAACTATTTAATACCACGGTCAATGTAATTGTTGTATCTCGTGCGAATCTCCATTGGAGATAGTCTTTGATCGTTCAGTTTAGATTCAATAATACGAGTCAGAATTCGTGCACGCAACTTTGGATGTTTACGTATCCACCATCTAATTAGGTGCATTAGTTTTCTATTCCATGGTTATGTGCACAACCTGCAGGCACCTTTATTAGAGGATCACCTGCTATACCCATGTTATAAGCTGCCAAGAAGATGTGTATTAACAGGCTAGCCTTTTTGTTTTCAAACTGTTGCATGGCGCCTACTAACGAATCCTCTCCTGTGGAGTATACACTAGCCGCTTGCAATACAATGTTGTCCATCATAAGTAGCGCATGGTCAACGACTGCATTTACTTCTGGTAAGGCTAGATGAGACATGGCGGCAGTCCTGTGAAAATCGTCAGCCTCTATCCAGTATTTCTGCATACGATCGTAAATCTCTTCCTGGTCTAGCTCAGTCACCTTATTACGCACCTCCTCTAGCAAGGTCAAGTCCACTAGCAGGATTGAAAGAATCAACAAACACTGCATTTACTTTGAACCTGTCACGCAAATGATCAGGCACTGTTCCTTGATGCCAAAGATTGTTCGTTCTAATTTCACTATTCATACGGCCATCTTGGAACTTGATATTAAATACTGAGCCGCCAAACCCTAAGAAATTTCGTTTATCTTTCACGATAGGATTCTTAGGGTCGAACTGGTATCTGCAAAGATCCAATCCATTTGAATCGTACGGTACTCTAGTAGTCTCCACAATCAGTGTGCCTTCATTGGCCGTTTCCAACATCTGATACCAGAAAGCACATGTAAAACAGTACTTCTGTAGGTACTCTGGGTAGATGTCTTTAGCTTTGCTATTGGTGCTTGCAATGACACGGCCACGCAACGGTACAGAGGCTGCATCTGCCCACATGAGACAGTCAGATTCGGCACACAAGTCATGTGCTAACATCTCTGCAAATTGCTTCGCGTCAAACACGGTTACTCCGCGCCCAGGATGTCCAGCTGCCTTAGGCAAGCCTAAACCATTATACATTTATTTCACCTCAAATCGATGGATGACGAGAGCCATTGGCAATTTGACCACGGACCCACGCCAATCCATCACGAGTATTTCTGTACTCGAATAAAGCTTCGGCTTGATCATGCGTTATATTTAATATACCCTCCGCTAACTGATCTATGTAATACCGTTGGCCACTAGAATCGACTGCAACATTGGTATTTGCTAGGCCCTTTTCAAACAAAAGATAATATCCCGCTTGAGTTACCACATGGCCAGCTAAGCACATAGCCGTTCCACAATGTGGTACCGGCTCGACTACTATCTCTGGTAGGTTAGGTATACTATCCTCACTACCCCGAATTGCCCAATCCTCTTGATTCCAATTTTCGGGCGATGCGTCAATAGCCTCTAGGGCCGCATCAATACGTTCCAGGTTAGGACCTCTATATGTATCAACACCAATTCCATACAGAACAGGCGAGTTCCAATTAACTTCAATTTCCACCTTGTTAAGTGACATTTACTTTCACCTCTCTTCTATAGTTTATAAAAAGCTTTGGGCCCGCCCGCTACAGGTAGGATCACCTAACATTATGAAAGTCAAAGTAGGTAAGAGACTTTCAACTCCCTGTAGCGAACGGGTTTGCTCCAAGCTAAGAGCTTACCGTAGCCTATAATAAAAAATAGTAACCACAGTAGCTACCTACGCTTAGCTCGTGCGCGTTACGATGCTTTGCAATCGCTGTAGCCTGGCTTTTCCACAAACTTTCATGGCAACTTTTCCAAGCCGCGCTCCCTGCCCTGACTGCCCAACCTATAAATAAGCCAGGGAAGCTATTGTTATTTCCAGGTATGTACTACCTTACTAGCCTACAACGGAAGCACTAGAGCTTTGTAGGGTCTAGCTGTCGCTCTCTTAGGTACCTAATTGCTTCCTACAGTAGGGATGACGGGATTCGAACCCGTAAGCCTTTCGGCGATGCCTTTTAAGGGCACTCTGTAAACCAATTCCAGCACATCCCCACGTGCTTTTCACTTATCGCGAAAACATTCCCATTCAAACGTAGACATATTGAAATTCTTGTTCTGAGTGGCGAGGTAGTCTCCAATGAGATTTACTACGCGAGTCAGTACTTGAGATGGGCTGTCATTCGCGGAATTGTGCTCACGATTAGCTTCTATATTGATCGCATTCGCAATTCCTACAAAGTCCTTACGCGCTACGCTCATTAGTTATTTCACCTTCTTTTTTCCAATTTGTCACTTAGGCTTCCGTGGATTGCTAAATGAGCCGTGCTTGTACCCACTTTTGCCATCGGTTTTGCGAGAGAAGTTGGTCTTACTATCCCCAACCTTCTTGGCGTCCCCGCTGGATTTACCATACTTATGCGGGTTGGTGAGATCTTTTGTAAGGCGCTTCATAATTCTACCTTTGTTATAGTTATAAACCGGCCCTCGGGCTTCGATTAACTACCCCCACAGGGGGCAAGTACAAAGCTCTACTTAGCTATTCAGTTACGTTAGTCACGAGCAGCGACGCCCGAACTTTATGTGGGTTAGATTGGCTTTTGATCCGTTGGCTTTGTTATTTTATTTAACGCATGCTCTTGACGTAATCTCACTTCCTTGTCAAGTTGGCTTGCACCTTTGGAGTGCCTATTTAGGCCACGGGTGTGATCTTTCAATCTACGCCGTGCTTTCTTGCTCATCGTGTACTTCACCTCTTCGATCGGTTCGCTGTATTACGTGTGCGGGTAGGGACTTGAACCCTACTCTTAACCAATCCGCTATAGCGGCCGCACCTACAAGGGCCAGGCTAATTTCTCACCGTATCCTTGCTTTCAGCTATGGCACCATCTTGCCTTGTGTTTGGTAGTTACGAAGGATCATACGTGGGCCCGATTATCAACTACCAAGTTTACGGAACTGCCTCCACGTTATTCATTTATTTGCCTAGGCGGCTTCTACTAGCTCAAGCGACTCTATCCACCCCTAGGTCTGACTAGTGCACTAGCCCCTATCAATAACTTTGGCGCAAGTTGCTATCTTGCGTTGCATGGATTGCTACGCCACAAGTTCCGCCCTGTAATGGGCAGCTTGCACCTTGCCTTTGTATTGCGTAGCCTTTCCAGTGTGCATGGCCCGACTTGAACGGGCTGTACTTTGTCGACGGCGCCCTACTGTTTCTCAGGCCTTACCCGTCTTCCCTTAGCATGCACTCCCTTACCGTTTACAGCCTATCCGGTAAGCACGATAGTCATAGGCGTCAAACCTCTCGGAACCATCTATGCGTTACTGCCGTATTGCTTACTTACTTAGTTGCCAACAGTTCATCTAGCCGCACATAGGGCAACGGCTCTGTTGGATACTCAGTGTCACTCACTTGCATGTTACTGTGCTTTGGCAACCCACTAAATCGGTTCGCCGCACGCTCTGCCGCTTTGATCTGCCGCTTACTACGTCGGTGCTTAGCTTTGAACTTGCTCATATCACCTTTTCTAAGGTTGTGCTAGCTTATTCATCTGTTGCGAGTAGGCTATCTGTGCATACCCACTCTACGATCTCTACCTCTTGCATTTCCGTAGTGCTAGGCGGGTACACCCTAACCTCTTGCATTTCCCTACCCGTCACGACGCGCTCACAAATCTCGCTACGGTTAGAGCTAATCGTTACTGCTACGGACTCACCTGTAGGGTACATGCCCATATCAGTTACGTACGTCTCGATTGGCAGCTTGCCGCGTAGGGTATACGTGTTACTGCTCTGGTCCTTATCCTTTTTACCTGGCAATGCCTTTGCCCACTTGGCCATTTCTTCCTTGCCCCATACCCACACGCTAACGCTTTGGTTTTGGTTTGGCACATCAAACTGTGGGTTAGCTTCGAAGAAATCCGCAATGGCTCGCATCTTCGCAATAGCCGTTGCATGCTCACGGGCTTTGTCGTCTTGCTCTGCCTGCGCTAGCGCTTCACTTTGGGCACTCTCTTGCTCTTCCTGAGTTTGCCAAGCACTGTGTTCTAGCCCTAGGCTTTCCAAGTTGGTTTCGTTATCCATTGTTCACCTCTTCTCTTTACATGACTTATGTTCTCTTTTACCCGACTCACTTGGCCGGTTCGCTGTAATACTTACTCAATTGTTTTACTACGTGAGCTAATTGGATTGAACCATAGCATCAATTATATGCTTAGCCCTACACTTTACTTAGCTATTTGATCTTGCTGTTACTGCCTGCCCACTTGATATGCTACACCTAGGCATGTAAAGTTAGCGTAAGGTGGTGACTAGAATTCATTTATAAAGAAGCCATACGGTCGTCTACTGTCATGGTACTGCCCCACAGAGGGGGCAACAGTTAGTGTTTAGTTGTGTCGACAGAGTGTGGGAGCGACCCGCGACTTTGGGTGGCATTTTCGGGCTTACCTGTCTTTCATGTAAGCATCGAAATCAAATTCGGTTTGAGATGTGGCATCAATTAGGTGGCCCCTAACCATGGCCTTGATTTGATGGTCACTAGCTATGTCCAATGGAATGGAATAGCCCACGATGCAGTCTGTGCAACCACAACCAATTGGATCTATTCGTTTCACAGTACGACTGTTATTGTTTCTGTGCAGTGGGCAATTCGTGTAGTGCCCCGGGCTGGCGTGCTCACACTCAGCACAGAAACCTTCACCTATGAGTTGCTTATCGGTGCCCCACACGTTGACATTCTGTGTAGTGTTTGTGGTGTTTGTGGTGTTGACCTCTTTTAGCCAATTGCGCGGGCAGCGACCCAGATTCAGATATTGCTCATCTGGAATTTCGAAATGGTCGGCAAAGTCTGCCTCTGTTTCGAGGTATTCCCCGCACCCTGCGCAATTGAGCTTGCATGGTGTCTGCTCTAGGCCGAACATCTCGTTTTCAATTCTTTCGAGATTGGCTTTTGCGTTTGTTTGTTGCTCTTTTAGGATTTCCCATTTAGTTCTCATTGTTCCACCGTAACCTTTGTGACTTGTCTGTAGGCTCATACAAGTAATCACCTACATGTTGGCATCTTTTGGGGATTTCATCTAGGACATATTCTTTGGTTGCCCCTGTAGAGATGAAATCATCTAGAAAGATGAATCGTTGCTTGTAGTGGAGATTGCCTATCTCTCCTTGTCCGGCGCCCAGTAGCTTGTAGCCGTGACTGTTCTCACCTGGCTTACGTACTACTATCAGTTTCTTTCGTAGCGCTATTGCGACAGGAGCGCCGACCAATACTCCGGACATTCCCCGGACTGCGATGAAATCGAAGTGGTTGGGGTTTGGAGCTTTGGACTGCTTTAGTTCTCTCACAGCACGTTTGACGATTCTGTTTATGTCTGACAAATCATTGCCGTTATAGATCATCCTTGTTTCACCTCTTTTCCTTTGCTATTTTTGCTTTTCATAGCATGTATCGACTTCCGCTATGTCAAGATCATCATCTTCGAATTCACGATTGGCTAGCTTGTCTACATGTCTAGTAGACAAAGCTCGTCAAGCCTGATCTCGACTGTCTGAGATCGATTCTAACAAGATCAACATTGAAGCCTGCACGGGATGTGCTGAAATGGGTTCTGACGCTTGTCTGTTGAAACTGGATACCACTGTGCGGACGTCATGCGTTCGATGTTGTTGTGACATTCCAAAAAGTGAATGCGTACAATTCCTGAAATGTCCGATTAATCAGGCAAAAAACACAGTACACTTATACACTGATACTACTTCTAGTATTAATGTTATAGACCAGATGTATGACTTAACAAAAAATGTTGGGGTGCTGGAGCTGTGTAGTGTGTGGTGTCTACCTAAATGGGACAAAATTGGGCCTTACAAGATCATAAAAATGTGTGCATAACGGATATGTTCCGAATATCCCTTTTTGTTTCGAACAGACGTGCTATTGATCAACATCCGTTTTGCGCATTATGTTTCATGATTGGTTCAGCAGATCGATGTTAAGCGATGGTTACTCTGAGTCACGAATGTCACAGAGAGTAGTTGGTAATGGTACTTATAAGGGCTTAAAGCGACTCTGACTTATGTCGCTACAATACCCTAGCGTATGTTTTCCGTACTCCAGCGTATGTTACGCAAATCATAGTGGTTACTATAACGTTTTACGTGTGATTATAGTGTGTACTATGACGTTTTTAGCGTAACAGTACGCTAGAGTATGGACGTTTGTTTTGTACGTTGTGCATTTTTGAGAGATGGTACTATCTCAAACTGTAACAGACTGTTCCTGGCTTTCTGGAGCTGACTCCAGTCCATTTGAAGCATCGTCTGCGGTGTCTGCCACGTTAGTGATAGTGACAGTTTTTGGATGTTTCTTTGAACTGCGATTGATGATTGGGACGAGATAGACCGCAATGACGGCCAATCCTTTTTCGGTCGCCTTGTCATCGATACGTGCAGTGAAACCCTGTGCACGGGCAGCCTTCTGTACTTTTGCAGCTACGCGGATTCGAGTTTCACCCTTTGCGATCACCAGATTAGCGGCACCCTTGCTGCGATTGAGCTCTTTATCGTAAGTAGCGGCGAGCGCAGTCACGACGTCGTTAAACGGGTTATCCTCTGCCTTTCGGCCTAGCTGAGTAGTGGGTTCGTAATCCTCTACGAACGTCACTGTCGGCATGACAAACTCAGTGTGTTCTGACTTGGACATGTTTGTTTCACCTCCTGTCTTGTGCCATATAGACACAACACTGTCCTAGTGCATGACTAAGACAATGTTCTATCTACTGGTATTTCTCGTGTTGCACCACAACATGTTGCAGTGCATGGACGCGTAGCATTTGGCCGTCGGAGTGATAGCCCCCTTTGCGCGTCCACTCGAAATAGGCATTTAGCAGATCTCCCGCCAGTGCCCAATCCTCATCCGCAATTGCTTTTTCAGCAAGGCGAACGGTAGCGTCTGGGTCCATTACGTCACCTTCTATTCAGTTAGTGTGCCCATATAGACACAGCAAAGCCCCGACTACTTGACGGTTCATCCGTATCTGACCCTAGTCGGGGCAATGCAGCATTTACATGTGTTGTGTTGTGTTGTGTTGTGTTGTGTTGTGTTAGCTTGTGTAGATCCTTCCGTTTGGGCAGTCGATATAGGTAGTGTCACCGACTAAGACTTTGCAACCCGTTGTGTCTTGGCGTGGGTTGTCTAGTTTTACTTGCCCCTTCCATCCGGCGTCTAGGATTTGCCACTTCGATCCGCATTTGTGGTTGCCCATCGTCAGGCAATTGAAATGGTACAAATCCTCTTCAGTCACCTGTGGCTTTACCGTCACTGCCGCCGTTTGCCCTGTGGGGCCTTTGGGATGCTCCCCGGGGCCCGAGTTATTACACCCGGCCAATAGAGGCAGCCCGATTATTACGGTGGCTGTCACAGCAATTGCGTATTGAGTTTTCATAGCTCCCCTTACTACGGCCCATTTCGAGCCAGCACCACGTAGAGCTTTGACACTCTACATGGCGGGATCACTTATCATAGCGACCCGTTCGGAACCCACACAGTCATCTAGGCAGTGTTGCACCGCTTTTTATGCTGCCCCTGTGGGTGCCTCTGGTCTAGAGCACTATGCCAATTGTGGCGCAGTACTCGACCAAAGTCATGTGACGCGACGTTGCGCGCTTTGTTAGCCAGGCAATGTCTGCCTCACTAGGCGTAGATGCGGGCGACTCGCTAGGAGTGCTAGCAGCAGCGACCGCAGTTGTGGTGTTGATAGCGCCCATTGACGGCGCGTATCGGTGAACGTTAGGCCCATACTGCGGACCCGTGTAATGCTGTAGCGAGTGCAATGCACTGGCCTTAGCGGTATCGAGAGCACGGCACAGTACGCTGTTAGTGGCATCCTGTGCTGCATTGTCGGTACTGCCATAGATGGCACGGCAAGACTGCGGATCCACAGTGCGAGCTTGGACCGTTGCCTTGCTGTTCATGCCGCCTACTGCTGACAGGCTTAGCGCACCATTGTGGCTACGTGTAGCCTGCCTTGCCGATTGTGCATTGCCATACCAGTTGCGAGGCATGGCGCCTATCCTTTCTAGAGGCCAATCTATGGCTTCCTAGATACGCACACACTGTGCTCACTAGACGTCTGAGACTCTGCATAGATAGGTGTCAGAGTCAGGCTAGGGAAAGCACGTGACTGTCTTGTGTGTACGTATGTAGCAAGGCATAGCAGTAGCCTTGTGCTTGTGTGCCTCTCTCTCCTATCTCTTGCGTGTTGCAGGCAATGGTGGCCCCGCTCCGATCCGTGCTTTGGAACTAGGCATAGCTTAGCACTGTCCTAGTTTGTGGTGATTTTATGTAGAGATTGTCTAATTTTATCCTTATTGTCGTGTCTTATAATTCGTTAATGTCGCTTTTGTTAACGTCAATTTTGTCGCTTTTGTTAACTATATTCTTGATCAACTTTTTCCAGCCGCAAAACGGGGTGTAGGTTAAGCAAAATAGTGCCGAAAACTTTTTTAACATTTTCAGGCTCTACTAGTTATATATTCAAAGTTAACCAAATACTCTACTTATTTAATTGAAGTAGTACCTATCTATCCTAAACTAAATTTGACAATAAGAAAGTAGAAGTAACTAAAAATTTCAACTATAACCTAATTGTAACATTATATAAGCATAGGCAAAAATAGGTGCGCAAAAGCAGTACAATTAAACTAAGTATAGATGAGGAGGAAGGACCCCTTATGTCTAGTGATTACAACGGTAGAGACAGTGATAACGACAATCAAAAGCCAGGTAAGGAATGGATTCCTGACGAGGCTTTAGAAAGTATGATTATGGAACGCTCTTTGCATGAGGGGGAAAACAACGTCAAGACTTCCAGACGCCTTGTCGATGAGAACATTCCCATTGTTGCTCAGTCCATGATTCACCTTGCTATCCATAGCTCTAGTGAGCGCATTCGCTTTGATGCCGGCAGATACCTTATGGATCGTGCAATGGGCCGTGTCGGGGAAGAGGTAACGAGCCCTGAGAGTACTCCAATTAGTGAGTTCCTTGAGTCTGTCCTTCAAGATGTGGACAAACTCTAATGCCCCCCAAGAAGAAAAAGCCAACCAAGAAGGCAGCTCCAAGCAAGGCCACAAAGGTAGCGACTAAGCAGCCTACCAAAAGAAAAATAAAGACTAGTGGTGAGAAGCCAATCAACCCACTAGTCTTAGCACCGGGTGTTCGTACTAGCCAAACTACTATCTAGTAATCTAAAGATAGGTCAAACCTATGGGCACTGAGGGAAGCTTCCAAAGGATAGATGATTCAGAGCTTGTCCAGAATCGAATTGTTCTAGATGAAGCTGTTCGCAAGTACACTGCCGAAAATTTGAATCGGCCTGGTGTTGTAACTGGATGGGTCTTATCCATCGGTACAAGTAGATTCGACGATGAAGGTGATATAGTTCAGGGATTTGATTATAGTGTAGGCCCTGACACCAATTTACCCATGGCTGTGGGGCTCTTAGAATTGTCACTTTGGGAAGTTAGGTCTCATGTACTAGATAGACACAACAATAGCGAGGATGAGTGACATGCCACCTAAGGCAAAAGCACCAGCAAGAAAAGGTATGGGCTTTAAGGCAGCAGCTAAGTCTGTTGCAAAGAGTGGAGGTTACACTCCGGATCAGGCAGCAGCCATTGTAGCCAATGCAAGCCGAAAGGCTAGTCCAGCTGCCAAGAAAGCTAACCCCAATCTTAAGAAGGTTACTTCAAAGAAAGCTAGAGGTAAATAACATGGCTAGTGCACCTGGTACAGGCACCAACACAGGTACTAAGAAGGCCAATTCAGGTAAGATGACAAATACTGGCCGAGTCGGCAATGCTAAGTCTGCCCCCGTCAAGAAGGCCAACCAAGCCGTAGGAACTGCGGGGCGTAATGCGGCCACTAGAGCTGGTACTAGTGTTACGACTAACCCTAAGGTCAAGACGACGGGAGCTAGGGGTGCTTTTAAGAAGGTAGCTCCAAAAGTTAGTGGAGTCTCTGTAAATAAGGGTACCAATCGTGGCCGCGCAGGTAAGTCTGGTAACGGTGCGGCCTAACAATGATTAGATAGTTATGTAGAATGGAGTAAAGTAATGTCACAGAAGGATAAGAGAGCAGTCGTTGTAGCTAGTGGACCCAAGAGTACGGATGGCCGATTGAACGTTCGCTACCGTGCGAATAATGGCCACAGCTACGATGCATTAGTAATGGGTGCCGGAGTTATTGGTACGGCCGTAGCTGGTTTGGCACCAAGCACGAGTACTACGGGTGGGACCTTAGCTGCAAGCACTTACTTCTATAACGTCTCTGCAATTATTAATGGGACGGAAACACCACTAGCGACAGAAGTTTCCCAGGTCACTACAGGAGCCACGTCTACTGTAACCCTGAACTGGACTGCAAAGGCGGGGGCCAGCGCTTATCGCGTGTATGGACGCGCCACTGGCGTCCCACTGTTTATGGCTCAGGTGGGCACGAATTCATTCGTGGATCTAGGATCGATTACCCCTGTGGGGGCTTTTGTGGCTGGGACCTTGGGCCTCAAGTTAAAGATGGGTGGCAACAATTTCCAGATCGATAATGTGAAGGCTGCCGCCACAATGCATGATGTCAATGCATACTATACGGTCTTTTAAAAAACGAGAAACAAGTGAGTAATGGCTAGGACCTATGTACCTAAAGTGAATGGACATGTAACCTATTTTGATGGGTCTACACCCACAAGAGCTAGAGCTGCTACAATTACAGCAGTTGGGTCAACAAATGGCGGAGTTATTTTAAGAATTGGTCGTGGTAAGCAGCTTATTTGTACTACAAATGGAACTACTACACTAACCGCAACGACTGGTACTTTTTCCTCTGGTGGTGTTGGACTTACAGTTGTTGGAGCTGGGATCCCACCAAATACTACTATTAGCTCATTCACCGATTCTACACATGTAGTAATGTCCAATGCAGCAACAGCAAGTGCATCTAACGTTTTTGTAAATGTTGTAAGTTTTGCGGGAGATGCTACTACAGGCATTTTGAGAGAGCCATTTAATCATTCTGCTACTAAGGCAAATACATGGCAACCTTATTAAGATCTAAGTTTTGGAGGGTATCCATGGGGCACTTAACAGATGATCCAAAGGATCCAAGACTAACACATGGACCGGATAGCGAACCGGTTGAGCAGGCAGAAGTTTATTTAGTTTTATCTAAAGAGGAACGCGCAAAAGGATTTGTTCGTCCAATACGTCGGAGCTACGTGCACCAAACATGTGGAACATTAACGACTATGGGTGAAGCGCTTGCGGAAACCTATGCAAGAAACCCAAGGTTTTACGGAAGTACATACTGTGTAGGTTGTAGGATGCATCGCCCAGTAGGTGAGTTTACTTGGGGGCATAGTAGTGAGCTAGTTGGTAGCTAATGGTTATTGCACAATTTTTAGCTGACGCAGCTGGGGGAGCAGCCACAGACCCTGTTACCTATGTGTTGGGACTAGGATTCCCTGGAGTCATTATAGGGTTGTTCATAACAGGTCAATTGCGTACTAAAGGGGAGGTTGAAAGATTAGAGGCAGCGAACGAAAAGTTATTAGCTACCTTGGATACAGCTATCCCCGCCATAGTAAAGTCTACACTTATAATGGAGCAAATTACCCCACTTTTGCAGGCAGAGATGTTACGTCGACAAATGCAAGGGGGCGGAAGTGTATGATATTCCGCCATCGAAAGAAAGAAGTTGATGTTATCAAGAAAGTCGACAGTGTAGCAGACCGGCTTGATGCTACTGTCGACAGATTAGAGCAAGTTTACCAAAGGTTAGTCCCTCTAATTGAAAAAGCTAAGAAGCCAAACAACGGGGGGCATCATGCTTGACCTGTCTATTCCTGTATTGGATACCCAATCGACGGCTTGGGATGACAGGCCGATGTTCGCACTAGATGCAGATGTGACGGTCTACTGGCCAGATGTGCGGCCTTGTTGGGAAGAGGCCAACTATGCCTGATCAACTTGCGAATGAGATGCATGAGCTAAACGATTCAATAATAAAGCTTGCAACAGACGCTAAAGCAGTTCGTAATGAACTACAACGCAATAAGAAGTTTAGATGGATAATAGGAATAGGTACTGTAATTTTAGCTATCTTGTTGTTAATTACTCTTATAGCATTTAATCGAGAAAATAATGATAGAAAGAATGCAACCAAAGCTGGTAAATTGAAGGATGCACAGATACAAGCAGTACTTAATTGTGTAGAAGATTGGTCTGCCAAATTCACTAAGAGATCTGATGCATTATCGAAATCCAGTACTATAAGAACTAATGCTTTAGACAAAGTAGTACGGGACGTATTTAAAGTCCCATTTAGTCAAGCCGAACTTGCAAAAGATGGTAAGGCATACCTGATAGCATCCGATGAATATAATGCAGCTGTTAAGAATAACCCTATTCCTCCAGCTCCTACATTAGGATGCAAGATTCCTACAGCGGTACCTTCAACTCCTAAGACTGTACCAACAGCTACACACACTATTACATCTACACCCACACCAATAGCGATCCCAACCAAATTTACACAAACAGTTAACGTACCAGGGAGTGCTGGCAAAAATGGTACTACGTATATTACTACAACTAAAACTACGCCTGGTCAAATAGCAACATTGACAATCATAGCTACTGCCACGGTGACAAAAACAGTTACTCCACCGCCACGCATTATTACAGTACCTGGTATAACTATTACTATTAGTATCCCTCCTCTATTACGGCCTCGTAATTTTCCAATTGCAACCCCAGATAGTAGTGGAGGTGGTTAAAGTTTTCGATTATACTACATGCTTCCAAGGTTATAACTACACGCGTCGGGTTCGATCGACTTATCCGCCTCCTGCCTGTGGGGCACTTCCAAGCCCGAGGACGGGTTTGTATTTACAAGAAGGGTTGCTATGAATGGCGAATAATAGAGCTATTTCCAAAGCAGCCTTCTTTAAGCAGATAGGCTATGAGCCCCACCCAGGACAAGTAGAGTTCCACAGGTCTGATGCCAGATTTAGGGTAGCTGTATGTGGTAGAAGATATGGCAAGTCGCACATGGCTGGGAAAGATCTAGAACCTAAGTTATTTCTCCCTAACAAAATGTTTTGGATCGTCGGTCCAGTCTACTCTTTGGCGGAAAAAGAGTTTAGAGTTATTTGGCAAGACTTGATTATAAATAGAAAGCTTGGGCAAGATAAGACTATAAAGCGAGCTTACTCTCCAAAGCAAGGGAATATGTGGATCGAGTTTCCTTGGGGCACTAAACTTGAGTGCAAAAGTGCTGACCATAGTGAGAATCTCGTTGGTGAAGGTCTGGACCATGTCATTATGTCTGAGGCAGCAAAGCATCAGTTAGATACATGGGAGCGATTCATTCGACCTGCATTAGCAGACCATCGAGGAAGTGCAGATTTTGTAACGACGCCAGAAGGATTCAATTGGCTGTATGACTTGTGGATGTTAGGGCATGATCCTTCGGTTCCTGAATATGCGTCATGGTCTTTTCCATCTTGGAACAATCCATCCGTTTATCCTGGTGGCGAGTCTGATTCGGAAATAAAGCTACTACGTCGTACCATGACTGCAGAAGCTTTTGCTCAGGAAATTGGCGCGGATTTTGGCTCTTTCGTTGGAAAGATATATCCTGAATGGGACATAAGTAAGCACGTCAAGGAAATTAAATTTAATCCATTATGGCCAAATTACATCGCATTTGATTTCGGTTATACGAATCCACTGGCTGCAATTGAGTTCCAAATAAGTCCAGATGATAGAGTGTATATTTGGAGAGAGCACTACAAAAGCTTCACTCGTGTAGAAGATCACTGTGAACAGCTCAAGGCTAGAGAACAGCCATTTGGCTACCACCTAGACCTTGCTTTTGGAGATGCGGCAGATCCAGAAGCGGCAGCTACTATATCGCAAAAGCTTGTGCCATGTTATGCAATGCCAGAAGCTAAAACCAACTGGCGTGAAGGTATAGACTTAGTGCGTTCTTTCATGGAACGTGAGGAAAAAGAAGATGAATTCGGTGGGCCTATATATTTCCCCGCTATATTCGTTGATTTCTCTTGCATCAACACGATTCGTGAGTTTAATAATTACAAGTCAAGCAATCCCCCAAATGGTAGAAATGCTCCAGAGAAGAGCTTAGCGCAAGACGATCACGCAATGGATGCTTTACGCTATGCTTTGGTTCATATCTACAAGCTTGGCGCAACTTACCATCTTTCAGATGTTATGGATCTTAATTTAGAAGCAACTCGTAGTTCTGGCGAACAATACGGTGGCTATGACGTAGAAGGCGCTAGTGGATACTTCACCAAGAGCGGTCAGGAATTCTGATGTACCATAAGGTGGTAATTTATGAGTAACAAGAAGCGACGCTCTAATCCTTACGGTCCTGTGGGTAAGAATGGGCAGGCTAGTAGCAATGGACATAGCAAAGTTTCTACTAGTACTGCGACTAAAGAGTTTAGTTTAGCTGAGCAGAATAAGCAATACACTACTCTGTCTACTGTCATGGAAAGATATGATCTTGTCGAGGTTGTAGAGAATTATGGGGATCCATTTGTTATAGTCGCAGAGCGTGGTGCTAATAGCAGCAATAGAAGTTCTAGTGATGTCAAGGGGTTAGCGTTACCTACTATGTCTCTTAAGGTTGATGAAGGTGGTAATCTCCTTAAGGAACAGGGAAAGCAACTTGTCGATTACACAGATGTCAGTATCGGAGAGCTTGGTAGTTCATCTGTAAGTCCATTTACATCTTGGGTTCGTAGAGAGTACAATCAAGACCTTGTTGGAATTAAGGGTTTACAGCAATATGACAAAATGAGAAAATCGGATGGAACAGTCAAGGGGACTTTGCGGGCTGTAAAAACTCCTGTCTTGTCTGCGCGTTGGTTTGTAGAGCCCGATGACAATACAAAAACTGCAGACAAGAATGCGGCTGACTTTGTGTGGGATAATCTCACACACATGTCTATTACTTGGCCTCAGTTCCTTATAGAGTCTCTACTCATGTGCGAGTTTGGCTACTACATGTTTGAGATTGTATGGGAAGAAAAGATTGTAAATGGGCAGAAAAGGCTTTGTGTTAAGAAGTTAGCACCACGTCATCCGCTGGATGTATGGACTTGGCATTTTGATGAAAATGGTGGGCCAGCTGGTGTTACTATGTTGCCTCCTACGACTGGAATGCAGCAGCCAGTTGATATACCAATTAGCAAGCTAATTGTATTTACTTTCGATAGAGAAGCTGGGGATATCGAAGGCATTTCTGTTCTGCGCTCTGCGTATAAGCATTGGTTCTACATGGAACAGCTTTACAAGATCGATGCTATTCAGAAAGAACGGCATGGAATTGGTATACCTATCATTAAATTGCCCCCAGGATTTAGTCAAGGCGACAAATCTATGGCTGAAAACATGGGTAGAAATCTTCGAACCAATGAGAGAGCTCATGTTGTTCTTCCTCCAAATTGGGATATTATGTTTGCTAAGTTGGAAGGACAAAGAGTAGATTGTTTAGCGTCCATTAAGGAACACAAGGAAGCTATTCGTGAAAATATCCTACTGGGGTTTATGAGTGTAGATACGACTACCAAAGAGGAAGATCAAACGATGTTCCTCAAGGCGACTCGATTTATTGCGGACATTGTATGTGAGACTATCAATACTTATCTCATTCCCAAAATAATAGACGCAAACTTTAGTCGAGTAGGAGTTCCTAAGCTTAAAGCAAGACGAATTGGTGAGCAGGCAGACTGGCGTACGTTGTCGTTTGCTATTCGTAACCTTATTGGTGCTGGTGCTTTGATTCCAGATGATCCACTGGAAGAGATGCTTCGCGATGAGATGGATTTGCCACTTATTGACAAGGCAACTCGTCGTCTTGCAGCTACTCCAATGAATAGAAGTGATGAGCCACAAACTCCAATTGAAGGACCGCCCACAGGCACAAATCAAAATACGCCTGGAGCTCCTACTCCACCACCCGCAAATAATAGTGGTGGGAGCACCGGTGTAGGCCCTCCTGTGGCCCCTGGGAGCGCTACCGCAGGACGTAAGAGAGGACGTAAGCAAAGAGGTGCCCAAGCTGGATTACCACGCCAGGGGCCACCTCCAAGTGGCCAGCAAAAATCTAACGCCGGTAGAGATAATTCAGGAGGTAGCAAGTGAGATTACGTAAGAAATTAGTAATTGGCAGTGCAGTAATCGCTATTGGTATTGGAGTTGGGGCGTTTGCTTATGCGTCCATTCCTGATTCTGGTGGAGTAATTCATGGTTGTTATAAAACTTCCGATGGCAAGCTTCGAGTAGTTGATTCCACTTGTGCTTCCGGAGAAACTTCCTTAAATTGGAATCAGACTGGACCTGTTGGGCCACAAGGACCTGTTGGAATTTCAAATTTCCAACTAGTTCGACATTTCTATTCGGTGGATTTAATGGCTGGGGACACTAATGGCTACAATGTTATATGTCCTTCTGGAACGGTAGTAATTTCGGGTGGGTATCAAACTGGAGATGCAGTTAATGCAGATTTTCTAGTTGTGGATGCTGGAACTGACGCTAGTGCTCTCAATAACTATGTCATTAGAGTAACACCCAAACCAGGTGTTATTGAGGCTATTCATCAAATTACTGTTGAAGCAACCTGTGCGGAGGTAAATTAAGATGGTAAATGCATTAACAGAAACTGGCAGACAAGGATTTCTTGATGGATCCATTGACTTCGATGGAGCCACAAATATGTCAGTCGCAATATTGGATTTCAATACTGCGTCAGCGGCTATTATTCAGGTAACATCTTCAACGTCCGCAACCCCTCCGGTTATGTTGACTGCTACGACTCATGGTTTGTCTACTGGGGATTTAGTATACATTAATGGCCATACTACGAATACAGCGTGTAATGGATTTTGGAAAATTACAGTAGTAGATACTACACACTTTAGTCTTCAAAATCCAATTAGTGGAACGAACGTAGTTGGAACGGGTGGAGCTGGTGCTGGTGGGTATGCTATTACATACGGTGGAGTGTCTACAGTTGGAAAATTTTATACTGACTGGTCTGCATCCCAAATTTATGGGGCTAATGGTAAAGTAAATTTGGCTTCTCGTACAGTACTTAATGGCGTAGCTGATGCTGCTGATGTAACTTTCTCGACTATTGCTACAGCCGCTGCCATTGATGGTATTCTTATTCTACAAGATACTGGCACTGCTGGCACTTCTCAAATAATTGGTGTAGTTGATGGATTTCACATCGTGACATGTGATTCCAGCCCTGGCGCATCTACTACGATCGTTGTTGAACCTTTAACTGCGGCCATCCCCAACACTACTGTCTTAAGATTCTCGGATGGAGCGTCTGCTACCTTATCTTCTCTTGCTAACGTTGGGGATCGTTCTTTAACTGTAGCGTCAACCACAGTTACGGCGGGAAGTAGAGCTCTTGCTCCTGCTACCGGTTCTGGATTACCAGTTACTCCTAATGGTGGAAATATTGTCGTCTCATGGGACAATACTGCTGGCCGTGGAATATTCAAGCTATAAGGATAGGGGAATAAAATGAGTTTGCAGACTTGGCAAGAAACTTTAGTCACGGCGCAGGTTGATGGAACAGCTATCACTAACTCCACCACACAAGGGTCTATCATACCTGCTGCTGCTAAGTATACGCTACCAGCTAACTTTTTCTCCATTGGCAAGACGATTAGACTTACAGCAATGGGTCGTGTTAGCTGTGTGGTGACTACGCCGGGCACTCTATTGTTTCAGGTGCTATTTGGTGGGACCGCTGTGTACAACAACGCAGCAGCTGCAATGAATTTGAATATCGTTGCAAAGACTGACGTCACCTGGGCATTAGAAATCGACTTGGTGTGCCGAGTGATTGGTGCAACAGGTAATCTAATGGGAATTGGGCAGTGGACGTCTGAGGCAGTAGTCGGTTCACCAGTAGCAACTGCAGGTGGCGCTGGTACCTTATTCATTCCCGCGTCAGCGCCTGCAGTAGGTTCTAACTTCGATACCACAACTTCACAGGCCGTTGATCTCCAAGCCAAATTCTCAGTGGCTACAGCGACTACTTCGATTCAGCTACACCAGTACAAGCTTGAAGCATTGAACTAAGTCGTAAGCAATGCTAGAACAGCGACAGTTCTTTAAGCATTATGATCCTGTCAAACGAAAGTCTGATGGGAATTTTGGCATGGTCAAAGACATTGAAGGGGAATTTGTAAATATAATTTGGAATGATGGTTCCAAGAGTTGGCATCATATTGATGAGTTGGAATTTGGAGTGAGGTGAGTCGTGGCTGATAATCTTTCAAATACATGTGAAGGCACGCAAGGCACGACTGTATCCAATTCTAACTCTACTGGTCCTAATCAATTTACTGTTGTAGGTCTTAGCGGTGCAGGTGCTACTTGTATTTACGACAATGCACAAGTGCACTCTGGTCTAACTGCTATCAAGAACACTCTAATAAGTGGGGTTTCTTGTACTTCTAATCAAAACTATTCAGGTGCTGGTATAAGCCCAACACCTGTAGCTAATGCGTTTATGCGGTTCTACATATATATAACTGCATATCCCACTCTAGCAACTCGTATTGCTGGAATGATTGGATCGGCTGCGACTCAAGCAGCATTGCAAATTAACGTTGCTGGCACGATTCGCATTCTTAACAATGTCGGTACACAACTTGCAATTAGTACTGCCGCAATTCCACTTAATCAATGGTGCCGGGTCGAGTGGGATGTTACTAACATCACCACTAGTACTGCTGATCAGGCAGCACGCATTTATTCTGGCGGAAATCTAGAGACGAATACACCGGATAGTGGGGGCTCGATTTCCGCTACAGGTGGAGCTACTACGGCACTTGTTAGTGACGTTCGATTCGGTCACTCATCAGCAGTGACCATGACGGCTAACTGGTCAACATGGTATGATGATGTGGCTTTTAGTGATACTGCACAGCCTGGTCCACTTGTTTCTGTGGTTGGTATGGTTTCTAGCTTAGTCTTCCCAGGACTTCTCGGACCACATAATAAATTTAACTTCATTGCAACACCACTTGGGGCTCAGATTGCTCCTATTGCGGATCAAACGATTAGCCCATTTGGAATTGCGGCTAGTGACAGTGTAGGGAATCTCACAGTAGCTCAAGGTTCTGTTACTATAAGTCCTGTTGGGATTGCTAGTAGTGAAAGAATTGGGACTGCAGTAATAGGTCCAGTAATTACAGTTACTAACGATGCGGCACAGGCTGGACAATCTAATGGAACAGTAGTTACAACTGGTAATTCAGGTGGAGGAACTAATACTGCATTTAGTGCCATAGTAGATTCTCCAACCTTTGACAATACCCATCCGTGGGATAGTACTCAAGATTATTTCTTGCCTGCACAGACCGGTACTCAGTGCAGATTACAGTTAAGTACTTCCGCCATCGCAGTTGTTGCCGTACGTGCGTACGCATATTTCGTTGGTACACTTGCTCCAACATCTTCAGTGCAGTGGGTTCAGTTGGGTGGCAATGGTGCTAACTATGTTGGAGTTAACACATCTGCACATCCTTTTGTTTCTCTTAACAGTACAGTAGTTTATACTTCGACATATACGTTATTGGCTAATACTCAGTATAGGTTGGAAGCTTGGTGGAATGCGGCTGGATCTGAATTCCACTATGCTTTGTATATTGGGGATGACACTGCAAGTCCAGTAGATACATTTGACACACTCACCGCGACTGTTAACGCTATCTCAGGCGTAATGATCCTTGGTAAGGTTTCATCTACTGGTAACTGGTGTGATCAGTACATCAACCAAATTGCTATAAGAACTGGTATACAGGGATTTATTGGTCCAGCTTCTGGTCCTTTAGTAATATCTGGTCCAGGACTTATTGCATCCCAGTTACACCCAGGTAAGGGGCCATCAAATGCTAGATTCCTCCAGTCTAAGCTTGGAGTTGAACGAGAAGATTTCCTAATAGTCGTTGCAGATATGCAACCTGGTGCCGGCGTTAACCCCCCGCCGTCTGTAGTTGCTGCGAAGGTTGTAGCAGACAATCCAATTATGGTTTTACTACCAGGTGACCTTGCTAATGATGGAACTACTGCGCAATATGGTTTCTTTGATACAATGTATGGAGCTATTAAAGCGAGGTTGGAGCCAACTCCTGGTAACCATGATTGGGTTCCTGGTGATCTTACTCAGTATGATACCTATTGGGGTACACAAGCTCACTCACCACAACACTATTATAGCTTTGACTCGCCAACTACAGGTTGGCATATTATTGCATTGGATTCTGACTCTCAAACAGCTCACGATTCTTCATCTGCACAATATGCCTGGTTGCAATCTGATTTAGCGGCTAACACTGGTAAGCCTATTATTGCTTTCTGGCATCACCCTAGATATTCTGATGGAAATACTGGATCTACTGGGGATGATATAACCGTCCAGACATTCTGGGACTTACTTTATGATGCTGGGTGTAGTATAGTATTCGAGGGTCATTGTCACTCATATCAAAGATTCCCCAAGTTTGAACGTGGAACGTCTTCAACTACTAACCCTTCCATAGATAGTAATGGAATCAAATCGTTTGTAGTCGGTACAGGAGGTTCTGGACTTCATACTGGAGTGCCCACTAGAAATGAATCTGGATCGCCTAACTCTCTACAAACGGGTGCTTATGATCAACTAAATTCTCAATGGTTTGGGTACCTTCGTCTGTATCTTAGGCCTGATTCTTATCGATGGGAATTTGTTTCACAAAATGCTGGAATCTTAGATTCTGGCGGCCCTATAGCTATCAATCACACTAATCTTGCTTCTAGTAATATCAATCCTTATGGATTACTCTCTTCTGAAAAAATAGGCAATATTAGTGTAACTACTGGTGCTGTTACAATAAGTCCATTTGGTATTGTTGATGGAGAGACTGTAGGCAACGTTACAGTCTCCCCGGGCGCAGTTACAATTTCTGCTAGTGGAATTAAATCCTCCGAAATTATTGGAAATGCAACAATCAGTTCCATCGCTACTATATCTCCATTTGGAATTAAATCTTCAGAAACCATTGGAAATAGTTCTGTCCAGCCAGGATCCGTAACCATAAACGCTTCTGGTATTGTTGATACTAGTTCTATAGGTAATGTTCTAGTTCAATTAGCACAGTCTATTAATGCATTTGGAATTGACTCTGGGCAGTCTGTCGGCAACGCCACGGCCACGCCAGGATCGGTCACGGTCAGCCCTATAGGTATAGCGTCAGGCGAGGCTGTAGGGGCTCTGAGCGTGGCTCAGACGTTGGCCCCATTCGGTGTGAGAAGTTCTGAGGTAGTTGGTAATATAAGTATCTCAGTAACTGCTCCAAGTATTAATCCTGCAGGTATAAGCAGTAGTGATAGTGTAGGCAATCCTTCTATAACTGCCGGCAGTGTTACTATCACAGCCTTTGGGATAAGTAGTGGAGAAGGTTTTGGTAACCCAAGTATATCTGTAGGTGCTAGTGTAGTTACTCCAGTAGGGATTGTATCTGGGGAACGAGTTGGTAACGTAACAGTTACAACAGGTAGCGTTACGATATCTCCATTTGGTATTAAATCTGGCGAATTAGTCGGAATTGCTAGAGTCCTACTTACACAAACCATCACAGCGTTTGGGATTGCATCTCAGCAACAAGTTGGCAACGTCTCTATAATTGTCAACGTACAATTCCCGTCTTACATTACTGGTAATTTAGAACCTGTATGGGTAATGGGTCAGATAGAAACAAAATGGGATATTGGATCTACCATTCCGGTTTGGAACATAGCGGCTATAGAAAATAGGTAGATGATGTCACTTAAAACTGTAGAAAGGCCAAGATTATCTTCTGAGCCATTGCGCGTTCCGGTCTTCGCGGAGGTTAATGGATCTGTCTTTGTTCCTATCAGCATGTCTGTAGAGATGGCGTTCATTCTCTACGATCCTACAGCTGTATTCCCGGGAGTGGAGCCAATTTCTGGGGATTGGGTTGCTGGAGTTTGGGATGTAGATGCTAATGTTGGAGTTGTAATCTACCGCGCCCAAGTTAAACCGCCGGCCCACGCTGCTGGCACATATACTGTCTGGCTTAGGATCTCTGGAACTGATGTACCTGTTCGAGTTGTAGGCATTCTTAAGTTAGTCTGAATTTTTGCGTCGCTTTGCCCTTTCCCTGTGGGGCTTTTCGATGACAAAAGAGGGCCCGGAAGTTGATCTTGATCACATTGTAACATTCTATAAGGTGCGCAGACCTATGTGTGCCTTTTTCCTGTACTATTAAGATAAGATGTGGGATTGGAGGTACGATGGAGTTACTTTGGCAAGACATACCATGTGTAGAGTGGGATGGTTATTTTGATAAAGATGGTTATGGATTGTCCCAATACGATGGGAAATTGTGGAGAGTTACGCGATTAGAATGGACTAGAAAGATAGGATCTATACCTGATGGTATGTATGTACTTCATCGTTGTGATAATCCCCCATGTTTTGAAATAGCTCATTTATTTCTTGGAACACAAGCAGATAATATGAGGGATAAGGTTTCTAAGGGTAGACAGTCGTACGGGGAAAGTCATGGACGTTCGGTGTTATCCAGTGATCAAGTTAAGAAGATTAGAGAATTGTGGGCTACCGGCCGTTTCTTCCAAAGAGATTTGGCTAGAGATTTTGGTGTTACGCAGCCACATATCAGTGATATAATTCACAATAAGAAGAGGTCGTACGATGGCTAAGGCTTCCTACTTATTAGATTTGTATGCTATAAAATTAGATGACGTCGTAGAAGAAGACACTTCTATATGGCTGCAGGCAATGCCTTTGGGCACGTATGAGCATCCTCAGTATGGAATCATTGATATTAACCCAGATAAGGTAAAGCAGTACGTTGACAATATCAAGAATAATGTTCGTGTACAACAGCTTGATATTGACTACGATCATAAACTTTATGGTGGTGATGCTGCCGGTTGGGTTAAAGATGCAGCAGACCGTGGTACAGATGGGCTTTGGCTCTTAGTTGACTTTACGAAGAAAGCATTTCAGTCAATTAAGGACAAGGCCTATCGTTATTTCTCTGCTGAATTTGATGATGAGTGGACTGACGCAAAGTCTGGTGTAACTTATCAGAACGTTATATTTGGCGGCTCTCTTACCAATCGTCCTTTCTTAAAAGATTTAATGCCAATCAATCTGTCGGAGGTTTTTGCAAATGTTCCAGATGCACCCACTAATCCCAATGAAGGAGGTAGCAACATGACGCCTGAACAGGTTAAGTCACTCGGTATTAAGCTTGGGCTTGGTGAGAGTGCAACTGAGGCTCAGGTTTTGGAGGCGCTAGAGAAGTTTACTTTTGCGCCGCCTGTGCCTATTCCGGCAGTTCCACCGGCTCCTACTGTAACGCCACCCGTAGTTGTTCCACCAGTGCCTGCGCCTATTACCGACCCGGCAGTTCTTGCCGCTATGGAAGAGGCTAAGAAGCTTGGAGATAACAACCCTGTAGTTGCGACTCTGTTGCAGCTTTATCAAGCTCAGGCTCAGCTAGTTGAGAACCAGGGTGCGAAGCTCACCGAGTTTAGCAATAAGCTGCGGGAAGAGAACGTAACCAAGACGGTCAAGGAACTTTGTGATCGTGCAAGTGCTAAGGGTTACGCAATTCCTGTTCCTATGAGAGATTCGCTTACGGCTACTCTTATGCAGCTTAATGATGCTGCTACTTCCAAGGTCATTCTTGATGGATTCAACCAAATGGTTGATTCTCAGATTGTGGCCCTTGGAGAGCGTGGGTACCTCCGTAATAAGGTTAATGATGATGGTAAGACTTCAAGTGATGAATTCACTGAGGAAGTCAAGAAGCTACAGGAGAGTGACAAGACTCTTGGTTTTGCGGATGCTGCTGACATCATTGCTGCGAGGAATCCGGATCTTTACCACAGATACCAGGAAGATGCGTATTCCTTTGGAGGTGACAACTAATGGGTGTCGGCCAGAACTATGTGCTTGACAAGGGATTCCTTGCCACAGGTGCTACTGCATACACCGCAGGGCTTATTCTTAAGCCTGCTGTTGGTTCAGGAGGACAAGTACTTAACTTGAACACCGTTGCCATTGCCGGCAACGCCGCAACGGGATTGTTAGTAGTCTGCATGGAAGATCTTGACACAGTTCGTCTTGCTACCGGTAAGGCACAAATTAACTGTGCTCTTCTTGGTCTAGTTCGTGTTCAAACTACTGCTGTCGCTATTACGGCCGGAGTTAAGATTGCTAGTGCTGCTAATGGTTTAGCCCGTGCGGCAGTTTCCACTGAAAACGTTCTTGGTTTTGCTATGACCGGTGTCGGTTCCAGTGGTGGATTCATTGATGTCATGCTTACTCCAGGTACTGTCTTCTAAAAGGAGGTGTAATCAAAATGGCAAGGTTCGATAGAGGAAAGACTCTCGCAGTTTATCAGCCTACGGGAACCGGCAACGTCCACATTGATGCCGTTCTTACAGAAATTTCGTTGGGCTGGCCGAATAACTCTCTTGTTGGTGAACAGCTTTTCCCAGCAGTGGGTGTTAGGAAGCAGTCTGATAAGTATTACGTGTTCGGCCGTGAAGCTTGGTTGCCAGAAGTTGGCGACTACCGCGCTCCCGGTACTGAGGCTAATGAAATTCCAGGTTTGAAGCTTTCTCTGGACTCGTACTATGCTCAGGAGCACGCGCTACAGATTCCTGTTACTGATGAAGAGCGTGAGAACGTTGATTCACCTCTTTCTCCTGACCGGGATGGTACTGAACTCCTTACTTCTAAGATTCTTCTTAGTCGTGAAGTTGCCATGCAGACGTTAGCTACTACAATTGCTAACTTTGCATCTGGTCTGAGCATTGATATTTCTGCTGTTTCTGCTTCGCAGTGGAATACTTATGCTACGTCAGACCCGATCGGCATGGTTCGTACTGGTACTCGTGCCGTCCATGCCAAGGTGTTCATGGAGCCTAATACTGCCGTCATCCCTTACCAGGTTATGTCGCAGTTGGAGGATCACCCCGATATCATCGAGCGCATTAAGTATTCGGAGCGTGCTATTCTCACTCCGGAGATTATCGGTGCTGTTCTGGGTATTCCAAACATCATTGTTCCTGGTGTTGCCGTTGGTACCGGTGGTATGGGTACTGCTGGTAACGCTGTTGTGGGTTCCTATCTTTGGGGCAAAGATGTTTTGCTCGCTTGGGTTCCCCCACGTCCAGGTATTAAGATCCCTGCGTTCGGTTATGAATTTGTTTGGAGCTATGGGGGTACTCCAATGATTACCGATCGCTGGCGTGAGGATAAGCGTGCGTCTGATCTTATTCGCGTGCGTCGTCGCTACGATCTTAAGATCGTTGGATATGAAATCAACCCTGCCTCTGGTGACTTCCAAAAGTGTGTCACCGGGTATTTGATTAAGGGGGCCATTGCATAATGGCTATCGTCGCTTTATCCACAGTTGGATACCAGAAGGATGATAAGGATCCTGATAGCGTCATCTGGTTCGAGCCGGATGACGAAATTAAGGGTGCTCCAGAAGATGTAGTAGCTCAGTGGTTAGCTAATGGAAGTGTTGGTGAACCTGCTCCTATTGCTGCTAATGTTATGGAAGAGAAGGACGCGTTAGAGGCTCGTGTTGCTGAGCTAGAGGCTCTGTTGGAAGAGGCTAAGAAGCCTGCTGCCCCTAGCACTAGCACGCCCGCTAAGGCCGCACCTGCCAAAGCAACTCCTTAAGGTGTAATCCATGGTTGTTCATATCACTGTCGACGAGGCGAATGCTTGGGCGGACCATTCCAAGCTTAACTTTGGGGAGCTCGACAGTGATCTTGAAGCATCGCAAGCTACCCAAGTGCTTACAAAAGTTTCGCAGGTTTACGATGTTACAAGTTGGATTACACCAGGTACTACTCCAGCATTAATTAGAAAAATAATTTCAATGCTATATGTAGGTTGGTATTATCAGCGTACATATTCCGAAGATGGTAATGTAAATAGTTATGGCCTCTTACTAATTAATGAAGCTGGTAATTTAATAGCTGGAATAATTAGTGGGGCCATAACTTTACCTGATGTACCACCTGGTACTGATCTCGGATTTAGTCAGCCAGTATTCTACCCTACGGATGCATCATCCGCATTGCAGCCTACTGATGACGATCCTAGTCTTGGGCCAGCAAAATTTAGTATGGGTAGGATTTGGTGACCACACCTAGTGGTGCTGTTAACGCACCTGGAGCTATAAGGTTTGGTCGTGCTCTACCAGTTGGGGCCAGCGTTACTTTCTCCCCATCAATAGGTTTTGTTGCTAGTCGTCTTGCTAAACTGGACATGGATATTAGGTCATTTAGAGTTCCATTGACTAGAGCAGTTCAGCAAGTAATGATCCCTAGTATTAGACAGAATTTTGATTCTGAATCAGCTCGTAATGCACCTGGAGCCGGTGGTGATTGGGAACCTCTTTCGGACTTCTCTTTAGAAATGAGAGAAAGAGGTTTAGTCAGATTCGGTGAACGTGGTGGGTCTGGAAATAATATACTAGATTCAACTGGAGCCTTAAAGCGTAAAGCTACACAGCTTAATCTTTGGACTATTGATAGGGAAAAAGCAGAAGTTCAGGATCTTCAACAGTCCGTTTGGTATGGTAAGGTTCAGCAATCTGGTTACCCTGTGGGAACTACTACTGTAAAACGTGGAGTTACTGCAGGACAATTAGGAGCTGGACTTAGGGAGCTTGGTAATATCAAGCAAGGAAAAACTGCTCCTGATGTCCCAGCTCGTCCGTTCCTTGTTATACAGCCGGAGGATGAGGATAGAATTAGAGATATATTTATAGTATGGCTTAATGAACGCGTTGCAGCTTATACTAGGTGGTAGTCGAAATAAATGACGCAAGTTGGTACATTAACTGGAAGCCTAGTAGAAGTTTGTGATTTTTTATTTGACAAAATGTTGGACAATAAAGCGACTTTAGGTTTAGCAGACGTATTCTTTGGGGATCAAGATAAAATACCAACTACCCCCGTAGTTTGTATAGAACCTGGCACTAAAAGAAATTTGCTACGTCAAGCTGCCGGTGCTAGAATGTTAGATATAGTTTTTGATTTAACTATTCTAGTATACCATAGCTTTATAACATCCCCACAGGAAAACAGAAGAGGGGCGGACTTACTAGCTGAGGCTGTTGAAGCAGTAGTCCATTCTGATAGGCAATTGGGTGGACGGGTCATTCATGGTTATTGCCCAGAGGTACAGTCAGGGTATACCACAAAGAGCGGCTCACTAGTCCGTGCAAATAAAATTAGTTATACTGCACAGTCACAGTTTTTGTTGCCAAGTTAGCCCTTAGGTTAGGAGGGATTTAATGTACAAAATTACCGTTGACCTACCCAACTTACCTCAGGGTGCATTAGTGGAGGTGGATGGTGTTGGACTCTTCAAGAATGGAGAATCCACAGACTTGCCAGAAGACTTTAATGAGGACGCTTTCATAGCCCATCATGCACCTAATAATCTAATGCAGGATCCGGCTACTTTAGAGGCTACATGGGGTGAAGATGCTCCAGAGTTTAATCTTCTAAGTGCTTTTGATTTGACTCCAGGCGTTACTATAGAAGAGTACGATTCGCCTTCGAGTCCGGTGGAAGAAGTTGTTCTAGATCCGATAGTGGTGGGCGGCTTTTCCCCCACAGATAATAAAGAAAAGCTTGTTGGCGATAGTTTGAAGGGGGATGACCAGACATGACGACACCCGGACTTGGCGCCGCTAGTATTATGGGTGTGGCCGCAGAAGTTTTGCCACCTCCAGTGTTTACTTCCGCAACTCCATCTGCCTCTGGCGGGACCATTACTGCTGGTACCTATAGGTACATAATAACTGCAATCAATGGAGCTGGGGAAACTGTTACTAGTAACGAAATAAGTGGTGTAGTTACAACAGGATCTACATCGTCAGTCGTTTTAGTTTGGGTAACTGTTGCTGGAGCTACTGGGTTTAAGTTGTATAAAACAGCTGCCGGTGGTGGTGCAGGCACTGAACTTCTTTACAAAACCGTAGGTCTTGTTACTACAGATACAGACACTACTCCTGGCACTCCAACTGGAGCATTTCCACTTATTAATACTGCTGCGAATCCTGGTGTGTATGTAGCTCCGACTAAGTACATTCCATATCTGTCTGAATCATTGAAGTATGTCCAGCAGACTAACTGGCGTCGACCAATCCGTAATACTCCTGGACTTGTCGGTGCATCTCCAGGATTCTCTAATGCAGAAGGTGACATCTCTATTGAGGCGTTGACTGACTGTATTGTTTATTTCCTGTCTGCATCGAGGTGTACTTTTACTAAGGTCGTTGCTGCACAGAATACTTATGTGTATACACCATCTGCTGTGGCTGTACCAGCTCGTACTTTGTCGATTACGATTGTTAGAAATGGTGTTGTTTACGGCTACGTTGGGTGTACCGTTGGCAGCTTCAAGTTTGAGGTTAATAACGCCGTTCTACAGTTTACTCCAACTATTGTATCTACAAATGAGACTGTGCAATCCGGTCCCACTGCGACTTGGCCAACTACTACTCCGTTTGGTGCCGGACAGTATAACTTGCAGATTCCTACTGCTACTCAGATTTTTGATTCGGATGGATTCACTTTTGAATCGAATGATAATGGAGCTGCACAGTTCCGCCTGATTAGCGCTAATACTGGTGCTCAGTTTGTTGCATTCGGTGAGTCCGAGGCTAGTATTACAATTACTCGTGACTTCTTTAACCGCACTGAATATGATGCATTTAAGGCATTGACTTCTAAATCTATTACTCTAACTGCTACTCACACTTCACCGGTTGAATCTATTGCACTTCTGTCTCCAACTTCCATCGTTGATACGTATGAAGTCAACATTGGTGGTCAAGGCGACTTGGTTCGAGCTAGCATCACTTATCAATGCGCAATCGATGGTACTGGTAAGCATTATCAGTTGACTGTTATTACGGCAGAGAATATGTCATGAACATTCAGAACTTCCTATTGATGGAGATTCTGGAACGAACTGGAACTCAAGGAATTCAGCTAAATTCACTACATGAAGGAGTACAACAGATCATGACTAGTATTTCCGCTCTCCAGGCGGCTGCGGCTAATATTTCTTCAACGGTAGATAGTACCGCTACGGATGTTGCTGCTGCCGTCGTTGCTCTTAATGACCTTGCTGCAAAGGTTGCAGCTGGAGGCTCCGTGTCTCAGGCAGATATTGATGCAGTTACGGCTACGCTGACCAGTGCCTCAGATAACCTTAGTACCGCACGTGACTCGTTGGATGCGGCCGTTGCTGTGGATGATCCGCCCGTAACTCCGACTCCGTAATTTTAGTGCCTGGTAGGTGCTTGGGTGGTTGTAGATTATGCCATCTAGCCTCTATCATTTTAAGGGGAGCAATTAAACTACTACAAATCGTAGTATATAATATTAGGCTGAGGGAGCCGAAAATGCCAAAAGCGACAGTTAGTCTCAACACCGAACGGAAAGAACTCAAGTCTCTTCCGGACGGTTATGTTGTGCTGAAAAGAATGAGTTATGGACAGTCTGTAGAGCGCCGTTCTATGCTTACCCTTGGGTTCGAAACTGATGGGAATAGTAAGGATTTCAAGGGTGAGATGGCAATGGGCAACAAGAAGATTAGCGCTTTCGAATTCGCTATTTGTGTTGTTGAACATAATCTGACTGGCGATGACGAACAGCCTTTGGATCTCACAAAGGTTGCTACTCTTGATGAATTGGATCCAAAGGTTGGTCAAGAGATTGAAAAGTATATTGGAGAGATGAATAACTTTAACGAGGAAGATCAGGGAAACTGAATAGCCGCGTCGAGGCGCACCTCTTACTACCTGGGGGAAAAGAAGCAGATGACGAAGTCAAGTTAGCACTCGAACTTACTACTCTCTGCAAATCTTTTCATTCTTTGCCTCGACAAGGCGGCATTTTAGATCAGGACTATTATCATGTAGCATTGTTGAATGCTGGATTATATGGAATGGCCAAGCTTGAGGAAAGAAAGCGTATAGAAGCAGAAAGAAAAGCTGCTCTTAATAAGAGATGAGGTAGATTAAGCTATGTTTGGAGCCAGCGAAATCTACCTCATTTTGCGTGCCAGAAATGAAGCTGCGATTGCCTTAGCTAGTACTTCTAAACAACTTAATTCCATTGCCATTGCACAGGCGCGTGTTAATGAAATGCAGGCGGCAGGAATTAAAGTTGCAGGCTCCCAAGCGGCTGCAGATTTAAAATCTGCTAAAGCAGCCAAAGCAGCAACGGTGGCTCAAATAGCAAGAGGCAAAAATCTTATTACCATAGGTGCTGGTATGGCCATTGTTGGGGGCATTGGTGTTAATGCCTTTAACAAGATGACCAATGAGGCCATTAAATATAACCAGCAAGTCTCTTTAACACTGACACAGGTTGACAAGGCTAAGGTAAGTTTCAAGGATTTATCTGATATCGGACTCCGAGTAGCGAGAACAGTCCCAGTAGCTTTTGACGATATTCAAAAATCCTTATACGATATTTTCTCCTCTTTGGACACTAATGGTCCTGGTGCGGAGAAAATTCTTAAGGCTATAGCTCAGGCCTCTGTGGGCGGCGCTACCGATATGGCCACAGCTGGTAGAGCTATTATAGCCGTACTTAACGCCTATAAATTACCAGCTCAGCAAGTTACTCATGTTAGTGATGTCTTGTTCCAGTTGGTCAGAAAAGGCGTCGGTACTTATTCGCAATTTGCTGCTGTCATTGGTCGAGCTGTGCCCTCAGCTTTGAAGGCTGGACAGTCTATCGAAGACTTAGCCGGCATGATGGCCTTCCTAACCCGTAATGGACTTAGCGCAGCTATGGCTTCCGCCTCTGCATCTCGTGCTTTGGATGCGTTGTCTAAGCCGACTGCTATTAAAAATCTCCATGATATGGGTATTGAAGTTCAGGATGCGTCCGGTAAATTCCGCCCCATGGTAGACATTGTCTCTGAGATGCGAGACAAGTTAGGCAAATTAACTCCAGTAGCTCGTGCTATTAAGCTTAATGAAATATTCAAGGGTGCTGGCGGTACCATTCAAGCTATGCGTTTCTTCAACCTTGGAATTAGTGATTCCAATGGTTTGTTGAAAGAAATGACCAATGATATGCATAACTCTAGCGGAGCTGCATCTTCTGCTTACAAGGTTATGTCAAATACCCCACAGGCGAAGGTACAGCAGCTGAAAAACCAATATCAGGCAATGCGTATTGAGCTGGGTAATAATTTGATCCCTGTCAAGCTAGCTTTAGTGAAGGCGCTTAGTGCTGTACTAAATTGGTTTAACAAGCTCAATCCGACTGTCAAGAAATGGATTACTTATATTCTTGCTGCTACAGCTGTTGCAATGATACTGGTTGGTGTTATTATTGCTATGGCTGGTGCCTTCCTTATATTGACCGCCGCTGCGGCTGCGTTCGAGATAGGTGCGGCGCCATTGCTTGGAATAATTGCTTTAATTATACTTGCTATAATTGCCATAGCTGCTGCAGTATTCTTTGTAATTAAATATTGGAAGCAAATATCGTCATTTGCCGTAAGGATCTGGAATGATGTTTACAAGGCTGTAGCGCATGCAGCTAGTAATGTTGTCCATGCTTGGGATAATGCATACCATGCAGTTAAGTCTACTTGGGATGCTATATACAAAGCAATAAGTACGGCTGTAAATGAAGTTGTTATGGCAATAGCGCACGCTTGGCAGAATGTAGTGCATTCTTTTGACAATGTATTACATGCATTAGATAATTTAGACCATGCTTGGAGTAATTTATGGCATGCTATAATAAATGTATGGAACGCGGTCATGCCAGTAATCCGTGGAATTGGATTATTTTTCTATGCTGTATTAGGTATTCAAATTAAACTTATTTTTGAGGCTCTAAAAAAGACATGGCAGATTACTTGGGACGTTGTTTCTGCTATCTGGAATACGGTAGGCCATCCTATATTTACTGCTATACTTGATACTGTTAGATTTATGTGGAGCGGTGTCAAGATTATTTGGCGTGCTCAGGTCAGTTTATGGAGGGCTACTTGGAACTTGATGAAGGCTACATGGAATAATGTAGGCCGACCCATATTTGATTTCATATTGTCTAGTATTAAATTTATGTGGACTAGTATCAGAGTTATATGGAATGCAATGATTACAGTTTGGAGAGGTACTTGGAATCTAATTCGTGGAATTTGGGATAACATAGGAAAGCCTGTATTTACAGCGGCAGGTAATTCCATTAAGGCTATATGGCGTAACGTAATAAGCCCAACATTTACTGCCATAAGTAATGGTTGGAGAAGTTTATGGTCTGGAATGTCAAATGTATTTTCCAGCATTTGGAATGGAGTACAGAGAGCAATTAGAGGTGCTCTCAATGGCATAATTTCTGTAATCAATGCCTTTATCGGTGGAATTAACGCTCTGCTTGGTCACCTCCCAGGCCATTTCCACATTGATAAGATAGGAACTATTGCTGACCCTAATGCTAAGGGCCCCGCACATACACCTAATACTAGAGGCTTTGCTAGAGGTGGAGTTCTTCCCGGTTACTCTCCAGGTAAGGATAATATACGGTTGCCAGCTTATATGTTCTCTGGCGGCGAGGGCATATTAATACCAGAAGCTGTTCGTGCGATTGGCGGAAAGCGTGGAATTGACAGAATAAATTCCATGTTTTCCAATAGAAGATCAATGGACAAGTCTGGTATGTTTATTGGGGGAGGTATAATTGGAGGTATTGCTGGTGCTCTAAAGAGTACAGTCGGCGCTGTGGAGGGCGGACTTCGCAAGGGTGTTGCAGCCATGTTAAGAGCTGGTCTTAACTTGGCAGAAGCTCCAGTTAAGGCTGCACTTGGATCTATGCCAGGTGGAATTATTAAGGATATATCCAGTGGTGGATATCAAAAGGTAGACCAAGTAATTAGAAGTATGATCGATGATTTGGGTGGTAAGGCTCGTAAGGCTGCTGCGAAAGCTGCGGCTTCGTCAGTTGGTTCTCAAGGAAATGTTACTGGAGCGGGTGCTCTAGCTAATCAAGCTTATGCTAAGGGTCAGTTAGGTAGATTTGGTTGGGGATTAGATCAGATGGGATCCCTTATAAATCTCTGGAATGGCGAATGTGTTCCACTACGAACTCGAATTCTCACCAAACGCGGCTGGCTATCTCATGGCGAGGTGGAAATTGGGGACGAAACACTTGGTTATAATCCTATTTTAGATTGCAACGAGTGGACACGAATAACTCGTATTGTCCATTACGAAGACCGTGAAGTTCAACGTTTAGGAAATCGTAATTGGCAAGTTGATGTAACTCCTGGCCATCGTTGGTGGAGTGAGCCGTTGGAATCTGTAATTAAAAAGGGCGGGGCGCAGAAAGTTCCGGGATTTGTACGAACAGATGAACTTCGTTGGGGTCATCGAATTCGGTTATCCGCCATTGCCAATACTGATGGCATCCCGACACTTTCGCTTCAAGATGCAGCAGTATTGGCGTGGATACAGGGAGATGGAACCCTTACCGAAACATCCAATGGTAAGTGGGATGGTAGAATTTATCAGTCCAAGTTAAGCCAAATTGTTAGAATACGTGCTATGTTGGTAGGTATAGACTATACTGAAACAATTTCCAATCGCAGTAATTCTAAAGCTAATTGGCTTCCAGAACATATTTTCCTGCTTCCACGCCATTACGTTACAGATTTGGTAAAAAGATCCCAAATTATGGATTATGGTCTAGAACAGTTTATACTAGGACTATCTATCGAGCAACGTTCTGCATGGCTTGCAGCAATGATAGATGCAGAAGGACATAGCATAGGGCAGAATGGTGATCGTGGGCATACAACTATCACACAAAATAATGGTGAAATGCAAGATGCTATTAAACTTGCTGTTTATTTAGAAGGATTTAAACCATCACGTACAGCACATGGGGAGTCTGCTGGAAGAATTGGAATGACAGTACCATATATTAGTAAGTTCCAAATTACGAAATTGTTAGAAAGACAAGATGTGTGGTGTGTGACTACAGAGCTTGGTTCTTGGACGGCCGAACAGGATGGAAGAATCTTTCTTACAGGTAATTCTGGCTGGTCCCAATTTGCTAAAAATCCATCTAGTGGTGCCTATGGAATTCCTCAGGCACTCCCTGCTAGTAAGATGGCTTCTTCCGGATCCGACTGGTTAACTAACCCAGCTACTCAGATTAACTGGGGTCTCAACTATATTAGAGGACGTTATGGTTCCCCATCCAACGCTTATGGTACCTGGCTAAACCGCTCTCCACACTGGTACGGCGGTGGGATGTCGCCGACTGTATTCGACACGCCTACCGTCATCGGCGTGGGTGAGCGTGGAGCTGAGACGGTCAGCGTGACGCCTGGACGTGGCACAGGCCCTTCTCAGAACTTCTACATAACAACACAAGAGATTGATCCTGTTAAACATGCAGCCGACTTAGGTTGGGAATTCAGTAGGAGAGTTGGCTAATGGCCCTCACTACTTATCCAGGTGTGACAAGTCCATCAATTGGTTGGGCTGTTATCAGTAATGCTATTATAGCTGGTTTTTCTGGTATATCTAATTCTGTGTCTAACAATGCGCAAACTATGCCTAATAGTGGTGCCAGTTGTGGAGACGGTATTGGTATCAATTATGTAGGTAGTAACCTCAATGTCATATATAAGGGCGATGTAGTAGTTATAGTTACCGTTTCGGATGTTGGTGTATCTTCGGTAGGAGTGGGAAGTTCGGGGCTAACTTTCACACAAGTAGCCTCAATGGGACTTGCCGGAATTTGGGTAAGTGGAATTGCGGCGGCCACTGTTATAGGCATAGGATCTGCATCAGCAACTACTACTAGTGGTACCACTCGCATGCATGCTTATGTAGTACACAATGTAAGTAGTGTCTCATCTATAACTGCTAACTCCGCTACAAGTACTACTCCTTCATTAACTATGCCGGCTCTTACCGCTCCGAATGCATTATCAATGTTCTTTCTAAGATCTGGAGCGGCTCCTACCGCACAACGAACCACACCTCCAGTTGCATATACTACATCATCCACTATTACTGGTACTATAATACAGTCAATGGTCACTACACCTGTGGGTATTGGCACGGTGGAAACCTATTCTTCTACACTCGCATCCTCTAGTGCATGGAACACTGTAGGTATTACTTTCTATGGTCCTACCGTGCAATTGGATGATATGACTTTCAAGCTAACAGATAACGGTATTTTACTTAATGATCCATCTGACGTAACGCCACCTATATATGATATTAATACAGTTACTGGACTGGTAGATCTGGATGCTGCAGAATCGGATTCTGCTATAGATGGTGCTAATGGTTCTTATGTTGATGCCAAGTTTACTTTAGGCAAAACTGTCGTAATAGATGGAACCTTAATTGATACCCCGCCCATCAATGAATCTCGTTATGATACATTAAAAACATCAGCTAGCCCCGTTGATGTTGCTATACCATTTTATTTTAAATTACCTGGGCAAAATCCACGTGTCTTGATGGTCAAGCCCATAGGATTCAAATCCGACCTGGATAGGGTACGTTCTATAGGATCCACCCCGTTCCAAATACAAATGAAAAACGAAGATTCAGTTGCTTATGCAGTTGCTACGACATTTGGAGTAGCAAATACTCTAGGCATTGCCAATTATATTGCTACTCCACTGGTCAATAATGGCAATGCAGAGACATATCCTCTAATATATTTTAATGTATATAACACTTCCGATATAGGGACGCCAGGACAATTTTTTAAATTTTACAATCCAGAATTTTTTGCTATTGTGGCTGGTAAATCAGTAAATGGCGCAACTATTGGAATAGAAATCATTAATCAATTAGGTGGCGTAAATCTAGCAAATTCAGCAGTTGGTGAAGGTTATGTATTAGATCTTAAGAGACGAACACTTACAAGACTTTCCGATGGTAGCGATTGGTCTATGTATATTACAGGACGTACTTGGTGGTCCTTACTATCTGGATCTAATCAGATCGTTATGCAGAGACCAGGAGGCTCATCTACTTCGATTACCAATGAAGGTTTCTCTTATGCCTACGACGACGCCTGGAGATAATCATGCCGGCAGCTCTAGGGGCACTCAATTCTAGATTCAAACTTGAATCCCATGACCATGATGGTGATTTCATAGCCGCACTACCTTACAGGAATGTGCAATATGAACAGATGCTCAACGTTAGTGGCCAATCATTCCGTTGTGAAATACCTTATAGAGGCTATTCTCAGGTCAATCAAAGTAACTTATACCCAGGTAAGCATGAACTTTGGTTCTATGATAATAAGGTGAGTCAAGATGATCCAGTATTTGCGGGTCCTCTATGGGATGCTACACCTGCAAGTAGTACTGGTGTCTTGTCTTGTGCAGCTCAAGATCCATTATCCTACTTAGCAAAGCGTGAACTCAAGACTAATAAGGTATACTCAGCACAGGGCGGTGCTGACATTATTATCAACCTAATCGCTTATGTTAACAGTATTCGCTCTACGCAAATGACTACTAATAAGGTAACAAGCAATGCTCAAACTATGTCACCTACATATAGAGCCATAGATAGGAACTTCATTCTCGACTTGATAGATGCTACATCGACTAGCACTGACGGTGTAGACTTTTTCTTCCGCACTGTCGGTGCGTCACATGTTCTACAGTTGTATGGAGGAAAGATTAAGCCAGCTGCCGCTCTATCAAATACTTTAGAGTATGGTGGTAACATGGATGGCTATTCTGTACAGTACAATGCACAGGCAATAGGTAATGACTACGACATAGCTAATAGTAATAATGTGATTGGTAACGCAGTTGATGCAGCCAATCAAACAGCATACGATGCTCTCTACCAAATTATAGAACGTGGTTCGCATCTAAGCAACCTAACAGCTTTGAATAACTCTGCTACAAGTCAGGTCAAGGCTACAGCAACGACTAAGATTATACCTGCTCTTGTAAGTAGAGTATTAACGCCTATTAAGGACTTTGATTTTGGATCACAGTTCACTGTAATAATTAACGACGAATATGTACAGTACAACAACCTCATCCGTGTAGTTGGTTGGCAAAATACTATCAGTCAAGGGGACAAGCTAACGACAGTCATTTATACTAAGGATACGGCAGAGGTAGCATAATGCCAGTACCTAGGCCTAAGATGACAGTCGATACATTATATGACCTTTTTAGCGATCTACAACGTTCTATAACGAACCTTAGAACTAATCCTGAATTTCCATTTACTAATGCATTCAGTGCTAATTTGGTTGCGGGTACATCATTCACCTCTGGTTCAACTACTTTTGGTGTAACCTTCCAAGATCCACCCTTGGTATTCACTGAGATTCAGGCCGATAGCGCTGGAGGTCCTTCATCACTAGGTTTGACTATTGGCAATATTACTGTTACAGGATTTGACTGGAGAATTTTTACAACGAGTGGCGCCAACGCTGCTGGTAACCATAACTGCACCGTTGCATATGTGTGCATCGGTTTGTAAGCCCTTGAGGGAAGGGGTAACATGGCTCAGTTCGCTTACGATGGAGCATCACCGTTCAATCTAAATGATGCAAAGGTTCACGGCGCGATAGCCATTACAGGCTATATCGTAGGTAAGCCTGGTGGATTTGACCCAATTAATAAGGCCCGCGTAGATAAGGCCCGACAGTTAGGAATGGGGTTCTTGCCTAATAGGGAGCGGAAGGCAAGCTTCTTCCTTGACTCCACTATGGCTGAGGCTAAGGCGGCAGGTGTAGAATCAATAGCTGCGTGTCGTGCACTTGGTGTACCAGACGATGGAACAGTTCAGTGTGCATTTAGCTTTGATACGTTTACATCTGCCGATAGGTTCCATGAGATGGGTGCCAAGATTAATCAAGTGAAGGCAGGGTTAGCAGGCCACTACATTTGCCAGATCTATGGTCAATCAAACCTAATTGAGTATCTGTGTGCAAATGGATATCTAACTGGTCAGCACTGGTTGATGGGTTCTACATTCAATATGCCATACAACATCAAATCGCCGCATGTATGCATGGTTCAATCACATGACATCGACGGTAAGTGGTTAAACACACCAGTAGCTGGTACCGATATCAATACGATTACTGATCCACATGGATTGCGCGCTTGGTGGCCTGATGGTTCGCCCTACGCGTCAACTAAGGAGGACATTACATTGGACGCCTCAACTAAGACTTACTTGGACAAACACTTTGCCGCTGTCGACGATCACATCAAGCAGTATGTCCCACGGGCTGTGCTGATGGTATTGACCGGACAGACTAATGCACTTTATCCAGCTGACTCAATGGATGGTACAGGTGCAGAGAAGGGTACGTTGAACGACTTCTCTGGATTCACAACTAATCCGTTCGGTAAGGTACTTGCCGCACAGACTGCGACTATCAATGCGTTAGCTGAGAAGACCGGACTTACAGGTGACCAGATCAAGGCTATTATTACAGAGGCGTTGAACGCTTCAGTCGTAGACGTCAATGTGACAGTCCATGGAGATACAGGAGTGAATCCAGTATGAATATTACTAGCATTCAAAAAGCTTATAAATCCGCCGCTGCAGGTATAGCTGCTGGTGTGGCAGCTTTCGTACCTCTCGCTACTGGAGCTACTACGTGGACTATTGCTGCAGATATTGGTGCCGCCATTGCTGCCGGTGTGTTTGTCGCAGTTACGACATATCTTGCACCCGCTAATAAGCAAGTATAGTGGTTCTCGCTAACCTCTATAACGAGGAGCCATAATGTTCAGGGCATTATGTATTCTAGTTGCGGCTCTATTGATCGGGTTCGCTGCCTTTGCTGTCAAGGGTCCTACAGTCAACGATCATGTTGTAAATCTATTTTACTTGGGGATAGCTTTTTGGGCTTTATCCTTCTTTAACCCAGATGACATACCGCGCCGTCGTTAGCCTCCTGCCCCCTGTGGGGCTTTGCCATGTGCTAACCTCGAAGTTCCGTTTTTTCTTATAACCTCAACATATACCACCACGACCCCATTCAATTTTGACACTAGCTCCCCGTGTCATCCCTCAATTGAATGGGGTCGTGGTCTTTCTATTTTAACTCGATAGTCCAATTAGTGTTGTAGTGTGAATTGATTTCGTCTTCATATGATGCTACTTCAAGTTCTGCCATATCTGCAAGTGCAGAATATAGTTCGTCTTCTGTGATTATACCCTTATCTATTAATAATTTTTGTAGAGCACTGAAGTCTACTAGTGCAGAATTAACTCCGACTCTGAGACTTTTTGGCTCAGTTTCTTTAGTATCCCAATTCATTTTCATAGCTACGCCAGATTGCACGCCATGCATAGCAGCTACGTAACGTTCTTTATCTTCTTGTGTCATGGTGACCTCTTAACACTCTTATACTGCATTAAAAATTCATCAATCTCACGATTGTGTTTGGCATCTGCTAAAGCATTGTGCTGACCTGCTAACTGTTGCGGAACTGTAGGATTACCTAAACGATTGCATTCTTGCTTGAGATCGCTAGTCCAGAATGGAATCTTCGTGCCATGTATTGCAACCATAGGACCCCACAGTTGGCACAATGCTACGTGGTCGTATGCTGCATACCAAGCCCATAGTTCTGGCCTGTCAACCTCACTAATGAAATCTCTAACCTCATTAGCGATTACTCTCTTAGGCTTCACTCTTGAATCTGCAAAATCAAGTGAGAGAAGGCTAGTTGACGGCTTGGGGTATGAATTGGCTGGAACAGATAACCAAGTGTCGAGTGATGTTCTATTTTGCAATGGTAAACTTGGAATTACATTTCGCATTAGCCAATCATGCTGAGTAATTCGTAACCACGTTATTGCTCCTACATCAACGACTGCGTAATATTCTTCTCCGTCCTCACGAACCATCCCAATCGATATTAATTCAATAGTCTTTCCATCTTCTAAGAATTCTGTATCATACCAAATCTTCATATCACATCAACTTAAGTTTAAGGACTAAACCTGGATCATCAGTTCTAGCTCCAATTGCCATTGCACTAACTACATCGAATTTATCTGTAATGTAATTGAAGGCTGGTAGTTCTTCTGCTACCACTATAGCAGAGTCAGGTAGAGTTACCATCTTCTCGCGAAGCTCACCTACTGTTATTGCTGTCATTTATTTCTAACTCTTTTCTTTTTAGGGGCATATTGCTTTTTGTGTACAGCAGACACATATGGCTGTATTCCTAACATCTCCAATATATTAGTCCTTTCCTCTGCTGTCCAATGACTTCTAGTAAAAATATCTTCGCACATTCTTTTTGCAGATTCTATCTGTTCCATAGTTAATGCTTCTTTATCCATTTAATATTCAAGAATTCCGCTTAACCCAAACAAGCCCTTAACCATTAAAGTACCATCGGCTCTTACAATAAGTACGGGAATATTTGCTTCCAAACCATATCTTATTGTGGTCCACGTTCCCGAATGCAAAACTTCAAATGGATCTTTTGGTGTTGCTACTAATATATTGGACTCTATGACAATTCTTCTATCTCTAGCTTTGTATTCCTGTGCAAGTCTTTCTTGATCAAATTTGCAAAATGCTCTTTTACTGTCATCTATTGGAGGATGCCCAACCGTCCAAATATATTCGTGCTTACTAACAATTTCGTGAGCTTCTGCATCCGATCCAATGCAATCTCCATGATGAAATTCTTGTGGTCTAAACCAGTTAATTATCTCTGCAACTTTTTTGGACTGACCATTAGTCATACCATATCTTGTTCCAGAGAATCCCATTCGAAGTTCCATTTATTTAGACCAGCCTTTTTCTAATAGTTCTTGTTTCTGAATATTGTTCTTAATCATGTACTGCAAAAGATGACCGAAAGCATCCATTTGATGATTGTAAGTAGAGGCACCGCCTTTGACCCACAAACCCAACCGCTCCAAATTTTCTTTTCTAACAAAGCTTTTCTTGGTAATTTTGCCCAAGCTCGCAGGTTGCATAAACAATGGAATATTACGTTCTTGAGCAAATCTTTCAATCACGCCAATATACTGTTGAGATACCAAAACTAACCCAGCACGTGAACGATTTCTATATTCGAAAGACTCACAAACAATTCTATAATTTTGTACGTGCTGTATACCTAAAAGCATATCAAGTTCATCATGGTGTTTTTCTGGCCCCAACTGTGTACCCCACCATTCTTCATCAAAATATTCAAATTCATTTGTAGTAGGATTGGTCATGCGTAATGCAGAATAGGTTGCTATTCCAGTTGTACCACCAGGATCTGCCGCCAAGATTCTAAAATTGGTCATGCTAATCGATTTCCATGCCTATACGGACGAGTCTTATTATAGGCCATTTTGCGTTCGTATTCCAATTCCAAATCTACATTATATCTTTGGCACGTATCGAGTAACCGAATAAGAATATCTGCTAATTCACTTTTGACATCATCTGGCTTGCCATTAGGATCTGTGTAGGCATCCATACTACGGATTCGATAAGCTTCGTAAGCTTCGGCAACCTCTGTAGTCAGCAATGCAATATCTTCACTGAACGGTCTATCTCTTTCGTACCAGCCATGCTCTACGTTATTTGCAAATACTTCTGATAACATCGTCTGTAATGACTTAGGCATATTAATCAACCTTTCTTTCTTGGACATATCCACACTTCTTACAAATTCGTCTTTGGATTGATCTATTAAATTTCTTATCAGAATAGACATTTAAAAATTCAGTAACCTCTGGATTTCCCCATCTTTCCCATTTGTGAAATATATGCATTATAATACAACTCCTGCTAACCAGATAAGTCCTAATATCATAGCAGTAAATACCGCTAAGACAAATAGACCTATGATTGTTACCCCGACAATTGTAGCCCACTTGGGTCCATCATTCATTAATTTCCTCGTTAGTCATGATTGTACTTTTACGGACCATTTTTCTATGGATATTACAGGTTAGCCTTGAGGCACAAATATAAAACGTCTGTCCCGGGTGTGCTTCGCTATGTACTGGGCGCATTCTATCTTCATAACGAATTCTACCACAACGAGAGCAAGTATGCATTCCCTTCATTAATGGAGATCCCCCCAACTAAAACCCGTTTCAACATCCACTGCAAATTTTACATAATTCCCAACAAGCTCTTGGGCTGAATCTAACATATATTTAGTCATTATCTGTCCTACCTCTTCAGCATCATTTTCATTACACTCTGCAATAACGCTATCATGGACCAGGTTACGGACTACGGCTATTTTTTTAGCTCTAAACTCTGGGTTCATTCTAGCAAATGCTCTAAGACATAGATCTGATGACGTACTTGCAGGTACGAAAGCCAAACCAGTGCGCATTACATCGTCATGATTTTGCCGTGTGATAAGATGGAATCTTCTGTGCCTACCAAATGGTGTAACTAGGTCACCGCCACCGGAAACTATTCTCTTAATGTCTTTTTGCCAACGAACTATCTCTGGGATAACACTCATGAATTTATCCATAGTTAGCTTAGCTTCGTTGAGCGTCATTCCAATTTCAATGTCTCCTGCAATTCCATGTTCAGTACGACCATACGCTAACCCGTACACAAAAGGTTTGACCCATTTCGATCTAACTTCCTTAAAGAACTCTTTGTCTGTAGTTGCTTTTGGGTATTGAGGAAACAATACATTTTCAGAAAGAGTATCGAATATATCTTCTATTCCCTCGTTGAAAATTGGAGTGAAGTAAGTATCCCCGGCGAGCCAACATAGGACTCGAAGTTCAGCCTGTGAATAGTCGGCTTGAACGAAGATATTTTCAGATTTCGTAGGTACGAAAAGTCTTCTGATGGCAGATTTTCTAGGAACATTCTGGAGATTCGGATTCCTACATGATAATCTTCCCTCAGTGGTTCCATGGAGCAAGAAACTTGGATAAACTCTGGTGGTACCAGCAAGGATACGCTTTCGTATCCCGTCCACATAGGTTCCATATTCTTTAGCTTCCATTCTATATTGTAATAATGTTGCGCAAAATCTTCCAATTGTAGAATCTAATCCCTTAACTTCAATAATCATCTTACATGTATCAGCATCAGTAGATTGTGTATACATTCCAAAATCTTTGAACACTTGCAAAAGCTGCTTAGGACTACGAGGATTAACGCCACCTAGTTTTTTATCATAGTCTCTCTGGCCAACATCTGGTATACCGTCCTCATCCACAGACTTAATCCATGGAAGCATATCGTTAATGGATCTTTCCAAATTACCCATATTGAATTCAAGTTTCTCAGCCAGCTCGTCAATGTAATCTGGGTCAATTCCAATTCCATTCAATTCTACGAACATTAACTCGTTAGAGACTTCACACAGAAAATCATGAACGTCCAACAACGTCTTACCAGGAACCATCTTACCTTGAAGCAAGAAGTAAGTATCTTTTTCCTGTTGGGCTTCAATCTCCATCAAATATAGTTCAATTAAATCATATGTATTGGCCACGTCAAAAGCATTGTATTTATACAGAACGTCTCTCGGTATGACTGCATACGATTCTCCAGGCTTTTTATATTTATTTAATGTATTTTTCCAATTGGGACTTCCCAAATCTTCCATAGACATTTGTTCTAGATCATGAACACCAGGACGCTCGTCCAGCACATAATGCGCTAACATTGTGTCTGCCCATAATTTTAATGGACCGCAATGTAGATAGAGTCCTGCTAGATCGAAATTTACCGTTTTGGCAAACAATCCTCACTGATCGTAAAAGATCCCCAAGCTCCTCTAAAACTTCATCCTTCTTTAAAGCATTTTCTCCGATAACTAATACCTTGCCTTTTGCGTATCCTATTCCAACACATAAAAGATCGAACTCATTTGGATGTCCAAACGATGCATCCTTTTCTATTCCACATTCTATGTCTATAGTTACAAACTTAGGATTGAGAGCTTTGACTTGCCTTATGGCATCTACAGCTTTCATAAAGCTGATTCCTCTCCTTCCATTGGAAAGTTTAGTCTTGCAAAGTTTCCATGTAGGCGCCGTGCATTTTCATCCCAAACTAGCGCTGCTTCTTCTGGAGTATCGAAAGACCCTAAATATTTTAGTGCCCCATTTTCTCTTATATGTGAACAATAATATATAACTCCTTTCCTAGTAATTTTAGTATAGACTCCTTTGTATTTAGATCTATAAATACTATTTCCTTGTTTGTGCCATTTACGTCTGTTCTGTGTATTTTGTTGGTCAGTCGCTGGTCGTAAATTAGAACGTCTATTGTCTAGTGGATTACAGTTGATATGATCCACCCCTAAGAAACCCATTATTAAACTATGTAGAAATATTACGTTTCCAGATCTATTAACGCATGCATATCCATCAGCATTTGCTCTCCAATTATATTTCTTTAATAAATGTTCATCTTCTGGATCAACTAATATATCCATTAATCATCAACTACTATATAATTAGGGGGATTCCATGTTCTTTGAATCCCATTTATCTTTTTGAAATCTCTTTGGATAAATAGAAAGTTATCAGGCGCTCTAAGAGCCGCCGCAGGGTGGATGGTCGGAATAACTCTAATTCCATTGATAGTGTTACTTTCTTTTGGGGGTCCAATCCGGAGCTTCGTGATACCAGTTTTACCCAAAAGTGATTCGGCTGCGTAGTTTCCCATGGCAACGGCAGTTTCCACTCCACGCTCTTTGAGTTCATGAAGTAGTCTTGGTCTACACGCACCGATTGCATCTTTGGGAGGATTTTCTCCGGAAGGATCTCGACATAGGCACGCATTGCTAAGAAAGGTTTCTTCTCTGTCAATTTCATTGTGCTTAAGCAATACGTCCAAAAGCCTACCACTCTGACCAACGAACGGTTTTCCGATTCTTGATTCATTAATACCCGGGGCCTCTCCGATAACCGCCAATTTTGCATGTTCCGGCCCACAGCTAGGCACGAATTCGCCTGTCTCGAAGAGGGGGCAACTCTCGCATAATGCTTCAGGATGACGTCTTTTCATATATTATTCTTCTTCATCTAGAAACTTAATAACGTCATCCACATCTGTACCAACAACTACACGAATCTCACCAGCAAAACTGGGGAGACTTGGTGGGTGTATAGCCTCAATGATCTCTGGAATATCTTTGGGATCAGATACTCGAAAAGATATTGCGATCAAAACTGGAAATATATTACTCTTGTTTTGCATCTCCCACCATCCACTCCTCCAAATACATTCCAATATAATCAAAGCGTGGATACATTGGTGTTGCCCAGTCTAGAGCCTTACCACCAGTTTTTGGATCTATATAAGCTAAAAAATCTTCTATTGTTCTTACAGCCATTCTTGGACCTGGATTTGCTTTATCAAGTTGAAGTCCAATATAGACCACGCAAGTACGGCTCTCATCGTTTGCGTCATGTGCTATTCCTAATACTTGATATAGTTGTCCTTTGTAATGTCTGTATATACCCAACTTAATTGCATCGTCGGTGTACTTACTCATCATTATCTAGATACTTTAATAGTGCCACAACTGCTACCCTCATAGTTTCTTTGTTGGCCTCAGGCACATCAGACCACGGCTTGCGGCTCGCCGGGTTAGTCTCCCAACCAGCACCCAAAGCGGCCTTTTCGTAAGCATCATGCATAACTTCACAATACTTATCTATATTATTCCCCATCTTCCACCTCTATGGCTATGATATTATCATTTGGCATTCTATCATTTTGCTCTCCCCAATCAGCCAAAACTTCTGGGTGACGCTCATGGTAATCTTCCCATGCTTCCTCTTTAGTCATACCGTTGTATCGATCATCACGTTTCCAAATAATATAACCCATTAGTATACCTTATAGTTAGGAACGATCCCTACAGGCTTATCGGAAGGTTTCTTAGGCTTAGAAACCATAGCAATTGCATTCCTTGCGGCCATCACTCTAGCCTTGTGTTGCACATCACGGTCTTGACCGGTCTGATCAACACATCTTACGTCTTTATCAACTAAACATATAGGACATGCAGCTAATGAAATTATTTTATCAACCTTCAAAAATCCACTCACCATATATCACATCTTTCTTTCCCGAATAATTTCTAACTTAGCTCCAGATTCGATACATACTATTTCGGGAATCTCAGCTACTCCATTAGTGCAACGCGGAAAGTAGATATATTCTTGATCTTTACGTTCGCATTCATGATTGTGTGTATATGATATAGTTAATATTTCGTTAGCCATCTTAGCCTCCTGTTGATGTATTAGTCACCAATACTCCCGGTCGTATTCATCCTCGTAGAAAGGTGCATGCTTTCTAAAGTACCATCCTATTAACCATAATACCAAGATTATGCTACCAGTTATTAGATACCACATTACTTAATAGTCTCAATTTCCACTGGAATTTCGTGGAACGCCGCTGCTGCATCAATAAGCCACTTAAACCTATCTTTTACGTCTGTATCGTCGAGTTCGCCGCTCTCAGGCACCGCGCTCCATGCAATCTCGTGTTCAATCTCTCCATCGTGATAAATACAAATGTCTGGTCCTTGCCCGTCTTTTAAAAGAACGAACTTGGCTCCAATAGACATTTCTTGCTGTACAGACATTACCTATTCCTTCCCTGTGGGGTCCTTGCCTATGCGCGAGCGGACGTGCCCGACTTTTTATTTAATTTCAAATAAATGCCATACCAAACGCGAACCAGGCAGTCCAGATGGTGTTATAATATGGATTGCTGTTCCTACGTAATCTCCTTCCCAATACTCAGAGATTGGAAGCGGCTGTCCAGTACCTACGACTCTAAATTTTCTATCTGTGGATGGACCGCCAGTGTCAAGTGACCAGAATTCGACAATGTGTGGGTGTGAAGCATTGATAAATGGGTACACTTCACCTGATAGAGAAATTACATGTGTAAAATCATCAACAGGAACTTCATATCTTAATACTCTCATTGATCCATTACTCTCTTGAATGATTCCACTCCAAGTTTAGGTCCATCCTGCTCTGGAGTTAATTCCATAACTTGTTGAACTAGAATTAGAGATTGATTCCAAAGCTGCCATGCCCAAAGCTCCACAGGCTGGACTGCTCTTACAGTTATCTTTTCCTCACCATCGTCATCTGTATTGAATTCAAGAAACTCAACATGTCCATCTGAGATACGAAATTCTAAAGTTCTAGCAAGTATCTTTTCTGCCTGTCTAGTTGATATTATCATTCTTCCCACCAAGCTTGAAGGAATCCTAAACTTAATGCAGAGATTTGATTCCACTTATGAAATACTTCGTTTTCGTCCGGTCCATATACCTCCAAGAATGCAGAGTCAAGAGAATCTCCATAAGCATGTAGATTTACACCTTGGATTCCATTGTGTTGCTCATTTTCTGGAAGCTCATCTTCATATTCTTCTACTCTTGAATGCGGACTTGAAGTATTATCATTTGTATTTCCAATTACTCCAGCATAAAAGTAAATTTTTCTCATTACTCTCCACTACTATACGATTGCCAACCTATTGCTCTAATAGGTTGATTTTTCTTTTCCCTATCATCTACAAACCGTTTCTCATTAGCAATCACTTTTTGTTCATACGCTCTCAACAAATCAATTTGTAATATTGCAGCTATGTTAAGTACATAAACGAACACATCGGCAAGTGCCATCACCATATCAAAGTGAGCACGTGCATCCTTAGGGTCTATCTCACCCCGATCTATTAATTTGATAATGTTAGCTAAATTTCCTGCCTCCCCACACATGGACAAACTCATATGAGAAATATCCGCAGCTACTCCACTCTCTCCAAACCAACGTTCAGAATTATTAAGGGCTTCCACCGAAAGATTCCATAGGTCTGATGGCAACTTATTGCTCATTATAATCCCCCAATGGTTCGCGTCTATAAAACATACATCCGTAACAAAATATAAATTTATATTTCACTTCAGTATCATACTTTACATGTAATTCATGTTCACATTGAAGGGTTATTCTTTCTTGAAATTTTTTAGACATATCAAATTGTTGATGACATGGCATACATCTTGGAACGTAATGATCTACGTTTTCGCTATAATATTGTAGTTTTAAGTTAAAATGTTCATTTGGGTCGTTATTATCATATGACCAATGAGCTGCTCTATTTGGGCAATCCACGCATAAGTACAGAGTGGCCGGGCCTTTTTCAGCTCTAACCTCATCGTGTATTTTATTGTATCCATAATTAGACATGTCGAGTGCCTATACTTGCCTATAGTCAAGATCATTTGGCCAGCTGGCGAGCTGATCTGGCCGGACACGGACGAAACGTCCAGTGTCCATATCCCAGGTACCGGGCTCCAGAACCATGATCATCTTCTCTCCTTGTTTAAATTCATGCCCCATGGAGATCTTGTCAAAAACCCCCACAGGGCAAGAATCGCTACAGGTCAAACTCACCATCCTTTACGCCTCGAATAAAGGCGTCCCACTCGGCTATGGTGAACATAAGAATCGGTCCGGTCTTATCCTTGGAATCTCGAACCGTGATAGTCTCGGCCTTCTTAACCTCAACACAATTGCCATTACCCTGGCTGTAGCTAGACTTCTT